CAATTGGCTCAACAATTAGCAAATCAAATGATTGCTGAACAACAACAAGGTCAAATTATTTCCAGAAACGGAAGAACATTTACTAAGTTTGATGTAGCTAATGATGTAGTATCAAATCAAACCGAAACTGTTACAGCTGGTTTATGGTCCGACAATGTAGCAAGTTTAACTACATTTTTTACATCGTCAGTTCAAACAACATCGCAACGTCGTTATTATGTTGATGTATATCATAAAACACCATTAGCAACGGGTTCAGCTGTACAATATTCATTGGCATTTGGACATGCATTAGGTAGTGGTTCTGATTCGCAAGGACAACTTAATGATTCTCCTAGCAAAGCAATTTATTCACAATACCGTCAACTTTTATTGAATCCAAATGATAGTCGTTTTACAACTGCAGGATCTGGTAGCACTGATTATATTTATGTAGTTAACTTTAAGCGTAATCGTTTAAAAGAACGTTTAGATGCTGGTAATTGGGAATTGCCATTAATGACAATTTCTGGTTCTCGTCCTACTAATGCAACCGGAAGTGTAAATGTATCAGGCTCGCGTGTCATTACATTGATTGATGATTCATCATTAACATCTGCAACAATTGGAGATTCTGGAAAAATATACAACATCGTATCTGGTTCGATTAATGGAGGAGTACATAATCCAACAGCGCCAATTTATTACGGATTAGCATATCCAGATTATGGTACATTGATATTAGATGGAAAAATGTTGGATCAACAATTAAATTTCCAAACCAATACCGGTTCTAGTTCAGAAGGTAACAATCATTTTGCATTGTTCCATTCAGTATCAGGTTCGGCTTTACAAACAAATCCAGCAACATTAGATCCATATGGTTTCTTAGCACGTAATTCAGAAAAAATTACTAGTACACATTATTTTGTTCGTGTTAAAAATGCAGAATATAATTTCTCAAATAATCCATCGTATGTAACAGGTAGTGTCGGACAAATTTCACAAACAACATTTGTAGGCGATCCTAAGACATATATTACTACGGTTGGATTGTATAATGATTCACAAGAATTATTAGCAGTTGCTAAACTATCAAAACCATTATTAAAATCTTTCCAACGTGAAGCATTGATTCGTGTTAAGTTAGATTATTAAAAAATACCAGTAATTAAGCCCCGTTATATTTATATGTATAACGGGGATTTTACTAACCATGTCAGAATCAAAAATAAAACAACAGGATAATTACACAGGCCCAACTCCAACTGTCTTTAAAAAGATTGGTGAGTCTGATGTAAAAGTTAATCCATTTCAAACATATAAATCATGGACTGTAATTTCGGGTAGCTCTACTAGTAGTGTAATGCCATTAACTGCAATTTATTCTGATACAAATATTTTACCAGCATTAGGTACTGAATTAATATACAATGATGCAAAAAATATTGATAATTCATTGCAGACAATTACGTATTTTTCGATTAATCATTTATTCTACAAAAGAAAAACAGAGCCATACAACACATTCGGTCCAACTGATTTGAATCGCACAAATAAATTATTGTTCGAATCAGCATCCATATTATCATTTCCAATGGTTAAAGTTGGAGAAGGCATAAAACCAGCATCATTTACTTTAACTGCTAGTTATAATGATAATACGGTATACGGTTTAGGCACGTATGGTACTAGTAGTTATAGTGGAACCCCATTGCCATTGTATATAAAATCAGATCGTTACGGAAATTTATACAATACAGCATTTCTTACTAGTTCAATTGTATCTGGCGTTACGTATTATGAAGGATTCAATGAATATTTTGATACATCTAGAATCACGTATAATAGCTCCGGTGTTACATATGTTGATGGAATTGCAACAACTAATGGAACAGTTGCAAGTATTGGTAAAAGTGCACAATTCGATGGCGCGGGCTATATTCAAACAAAATTAGATGGAGACTATTCTCGAGATGTAAATTATGCAATATCATTTTTTATATCCGGAGCAAATACGACATCTGCAAATGAATTGGTATTATCGAAAGCATCTAGTTCTTTGCAACCGCAATATCCATTCCGAGTAGAATTAAGCGGAAGCAATCAATTAATTTTCTCAGCTGCGGGTAGCACTACGTTTAAACTAACTATAACATCGTCCGTCGCAGTTAATACATGGACGCATATATTGTGTCAAAAGTCTGGCAGTGCATTACATATGTACGTTAATGGGGCTTTACACGCATCGGCATCTAGCACGTTATTACAATATCATGAATCGCCATTTACTGCATCTGCTAGGATCGATAATTACTCGGATTTATTTATTGGTGGGTTCGATACCACGTCAATGAATTTGCAAGGTAAACTAGACGAAATACGCATATTTAACAAAGCATTAACTGTATCTGAAATTGGATATTTATCTGATAGAACCGAGGGTGGTACATTTTTACAAACCAATTGTATCGGAAATGTATTTGCTAAACAAGGACAAGTTGTAATATCAACCCCGGATTATCGTTTCAATGATATTTTAAATTTACCGTATACAGCTTCATATCGAAGCACAAAAACTATTAATGAACTTAATGTAATTGCGAATGTAGACTCAAGCGATTTCAATGTTTCAAGCAATTTATCATTAACCGCAGATAATGATATCACGTACAGAACATTTGCTACTGGCAGTGCGTTTGCTCCATATATAACTACGGTTGGATTGTATGATGATGCAGGTCAACTTCTTGCTATCGGAAAAATGGCACAACCAATACGTAAACGCAATGATGTTGATATGAATTTTTTAATTAGAATAGATTTAGATAAGAATATAGCATGATACGTTTAAAACAATTATTAACAGAAATTGCTGAATCAGAGGTTTCTCAATTATTAGATAAAATACGAAACAAACAATTCCAATTTCTTGGACGCGGTGATAATGGTCGAGTATATGAAATTAACGGAGCAGACAAAGTTTTTAAAGTTACTACCGAACGAGATGAATTTGAAGTTGCAACTCGTATTGTAGGACGTTGGGATGAATTTACAACGTTTATACCGGTGTATTATGTTAATGACCAAGAACATATGTTTATAATGGCAAATGCCAATCCTATTTCGTCGAACATGGTCAATCAAATTGATTCCTTTTTAAATCGATTCAAACAATTTGCAAGAAGTGAAGGAGGCGAAGTTTCAATATTTGATTTTCTGGATGCGGATGGTGCAAGAGATACGTCAGTCGAATTAGTTAATTTTTTACGTGCATTGCAACGAGATGTTGACAAATTAAACATTCCGGAATTTGATTTAGATTTAGATTTCAGTTCACAAAACGTAATGATGTGGAACAATAAAATAGTATTAGTAGATTGGTGATAAATTAAAAATAAATACATATAAAGAAGTTATGGCAAAAAATCACTTTCATAGTGCCGGCAACGCAAAACGTGCTGCGGCATTAAAATACGGTTACAAATCCGGATTAGAACATACAGTTGCGGAATGGATAAAAAGTACCGAATATGATTTGAATTATGAAACGGAAATCATAAATTATATTGTACCCGAACGCAAAGCAAAATATACACCTGATTTTGTATTTACAAAAAAAGATGGCACGTTCATGTATATTGAAACTAAAGGACGATGGACTAGCGCTGATCGTTTAAAAATGAAACATGTATTGCAATCAAATCCTGGCGTCGATATTCGTTTAGTATTTCAAACACCTACACAAAAAATTTCAAAAAATAGCAAAACTACATATGAAAGTTATGCTGAAAAATTAGGAATTAAACATATTGCTAAACGCGATATTCCTGCGGAATGGTTAACTGAATGTGTTAAAACTGGCGAATCTCCACATGTTATTAAAAAATTCTTCTGAAAAGGTTTGAAATTAAAAATATTTTTAATATATTCATGAAATATTAATGAAATTTATTTAATTAATAGATTGAATTATTTATTAATTCGATCGTTTGATCAGGAATGTTAATGTATGTGTCAAACATTATATTATTTATATTATTAATATTATTAATATTATTAATTTGGATATCATTATGAAATTCAATATAATATTAATATGAAGAATCTTAAATTACTTCAATTACTTGAATCAATATTAGGAAAAGGAAAAATTACTTCCGGAAATAATATTGCGTTCTTTTCTCCGTTTCAATCTCATTACAAACCAAAATTAGAAATTGATATCAATACAACTAGTTCTGGAGAAAATGCTTGGCATTGTTGGATTTCAGATAAAAAAGGTAGAAGTATTGCGTCTTTATTTAAACAATTAAATTTACCTAAAGAACGATTCGAACAATTAAATCGAATAATTGAATCGGCTCGATATCGCGTTACTGAAACTGACACGAAGCCAAATCAATCCATACAAATTCCAGCAGAATATTCTCCGTTATGGATTAAAAAATCAACACCAGATTATCGTAATGCAATACATTATTTAACTAATCGAGGCATAACAATATTTGATATTTTAAAATACAGAATTGGATATTGCGAATCTGGTGAATATTCCGGCAAAATAATCATACCTAGTTACGATAATGATGGTCAATTAAATTATTTTGTTAGTCGTGCTTATTATAAAGCAGATAAATTTAAACATAAGAATCCTAAAATTTCTAAAGATATTATTGGTTTTGAAATGTTAATAAATTGGTCTGAACCAATTGTTTTATGTGAAGGATCATTTGATGCAATTGCCGTTAAACGCAATGCGATACCATTATTTGGAAAAATCATACAACCTGCATTGCAAAAGAAAATCATACAAGAACGTGTTAAAGAAATTTATATTTGTTTAGATTCGGATGCTTTGAAAAATGCGTTAACGATTGCTGAACGGTTTATGGGTGAAGGCTTAAATGTATATTTCGTTGAACTAAAAAACGAAGATGCATCGGAATTAGGTTTTGAAAAAATTACAGAAATTTTAGAAAATACAACTATCTTAACTTTTGAACGAGTTATGGAATTGAGAATGGGATTAATATGGACATAAAACAAATCGATTGCGGAATCGATAAAATTGATAAAATATTTCATGTTTCTGATATACATATTAGAACATTAAAACGCCATGGCGAATATCGTACGGTATTTCAAAATTTATTTGATTACATTGAAGCGAATTGCACCGGAAATAGTATAGCAGTAGTTACCGGGGATATAGTTCATAGCAAATTGGATATGTCGCCAGAACTAGTACAAATGCTAGTTGATTTTTTTAATGGATTTACAATTCCTACAATTGTAATTCTTGGTAATCATGACATGAATTTGAATAATATGCATCGCGTCGATGCAGTTAGTCCTGTTTTAGATGTTATACGAAATCCAAACATTTATTTTATTAAAGAGAACGGATTGTTTGAATTAGGAGGCGTTACTTGGAATCATATGGCAGTAGATAAAACGCCAGCTGAATACGTAATGGCTAAAGATTTTCAAGCAGGTTATAAAATTGCATTGCATCATGGCGCTGTAAATACTGCGAAAACTGATATTGGATACCAAATTTCAAATGAACATGTTACAACGGCATTGTTTGCAGGACATGATATTACTTTGTTAGGAGATATTCATAAACCAGCTCAATTTTTAGATGATGCAAGAACAATTGCATATCCAGGTAGTTTGATACAACAAAATCATGGCGAAGCATTAGACCATGGAATATTAGTATGGGATTTAGAATCACGTACAGCAGAATTTGCGCAAATACAAAATGATTACGGTTATGTGACGTTGGAAACACAAGGCGATAAAATTGTTTCGCATCCACATCGTATGCCAGTTAAACCTAGAATTAGAATCAAGTTTAACGGCACTAGTGCGGCTGATATGAAAAAATTAATTGCAACGATTCGTAAAAAATACGATGTGCAAGACATAACAATTCAACGCACAATTGAACATGCATCAGCAACTACTAGCAATAATTTGGCTATTGGAAATGTACGTGACGTTGAATATCAAAATATTTTATTGACAGAATATATTGATACAAATTTTCCACAAGCAACTGCAGAAGAAGTTGATGCTATACGACATATTAATAGAACTATAAATTCAAAACTGCCGGCAGTAGAATCAATACGCCATACTACATGGCATCCCGTATCATTTGAATTTGACAACATGTTTTCTTATGGAGAAGGCAATTTAATTAATTTTGAAAATTTGTCAAATGTTTGCGGATTGTTTGCGGCAAACACTTCAGGTAAATCTAGTTTATTAGATGCAATAACTTATACGATATTTGATAAATGTAGCAAAACCGGAAAAGCAAACGAAGTTTTAAACAACAAAAAAACTTGGTTCCGAGGTGTATTTCGTTTTGAAATGAACGGCACAATTTATACTATCGAACGTCGTGGTACTCAAAATAAAAAGAAAGAATCACATGTAAAAGTTGATGTGGATTTTTATACCGATGCTGATAATCTTAATGGAGAAGAACGTAGTGAAACAAATAAAAACATTCGTCGTTATCTAGGAACATATGATGATTTCATTTTAACGGCATTTTCATTGCAAGCCGACAATAACAATTTCATTGAAAAATCGCAAAAAGAACGCAAAGATTTACTTTCACAATTCTTAGACATCACGGTGTTTGAACAATTGTATCAATTGGCAGCCGATGAAATAAAAGAGACAGCTGGACGTTTAAAAGATTATAAAAAAACTGATTTTGCTGATATAATCATAACTGCAGACACAATTATTTCTGACAATCAAGACAACATTAATACATTAGAAACAAAAGAAGATGTATTGCAAGAACAGCGAAATGTTTTACAAGAACGAATTGTTTCATTGATTGAAACTAAAATGCCAACAACGTATGATGGGCCAGATATCAACGAATTAAAAAAACAAGAACAAGATTTAATTCAATTAATTGAATCAATACAAACGGATATTGAAACTGCGGAATTTGATTTAGAAACGTTACATGCAAATATTGATGAACGTGAAACAAAATTAGCAGAATATGATATTGCGGCTATTAATGCAGCAACCGAATTATATTCGAAAAAAGAATATTCAGTTAATATACTTTTACAAAAATTACGTCAACAACAGGAGCGAGTAAATGCTAAACAAGAAAAAATTAATCATCTTTCCGACCATGAATATGATCCGAAATGTAAATACTGTACATCTAACGTTTTCGTACAAAATGCAATTGAAGCACAAAACACAATTACAGAAGATAGAGACTTATTAGAAAACACTAAACAACGAATTGTAAGTTTAAATTCAGAAATAACAGAATTGAAACCGGTTTTTGAAAAAACGGAACAATTAAATGAATTACGTAACAAACTTGCAACTGAAAATATTACAGCAGAACGCAATGAGTTACAACTACAAATATTAGAAAGCGATTTGCAAACCCGCGAGTCTGAATTGGAAATTGTGATTGAACGTCAAGATTCATTCAAGAAAAATGAAACGGCAATTAAACACAACATACAAATTAATGAACAAATTGCTACATGTAAACAAAACATTACAGACATTAGCAATGAAATCAAAACGATTCAAACTCAAATTAAAAACATGTATGGAGCGATTGAAGTTGCAAAAACAAAAAAATCAACTGCAATGCAACAACTTGAACGATACCGAACATTGGAAACGGAATACAAAGCATATGAATATTATTTAGAATCAGTAAAACGCGATGGAATTCCATATGAATTAGTTACAAAGGCATTACCTAAAATTGAAGCTGAAATTAACAATGTACTTAACCAAATAGTTGATTTCAACATGGTAATGAATACTGATGGTAAAAATATTAACGGATACATTATTTATGATGAAGATAATTATTGGCCATTAGAATTAACTAGCGGCATGGAACGTTTTATATCTTCATTGGCAATTAGAATTGCATTGATTAATGTATCGGCATTGCCTAGACCTAATTTTATTGCAATCGACGAAGGATGGGGCTCGTTAGATTCAGAACATATTTCATCGGTAGTTAATTTGTTTGATTATTTCCGTACTAAATTTGACTTTTCAATCATAATTAGTCACGTAGATTCTATGCGAGATATGGTTGATTCATTAATCAATGTAGATAAACATAACGGTTTCAGCCAAATAAATCATGTTTGATATTTATATAAAAGATATCAAACGCAATGAAACGCAAAGAAGCAATATATAAAGGTTTACAATTTACACAAGTTTATTTTGAAGATACTTCGTTGACTTCTCCGGATTATTTTCAAATAACGGAATTTCCAACTCGATTAACTGCTGGTAAAAATTTATTTAAACTTCGTGGACATCCTACTAATTTAAAAGTAGGTGGAGTATTGAACGTTGAAGTATTAGATTACAACGACGATCCGATATACACGGAAGTAGTCGATTATATTGATGAAGACAAATCTCGCGTAATTGCAATTTATATTTATTCGGAAACATCGCCTGGCGATTGCACTGTAACATTGGTTGCGGAAGCACAAACAATTCAAGGCGGTGTAGTGCCAACATCATGGCAAGGTCGTCCTAACATTAAATGGTCTCGTACAGTCCCGGTGAATCCGAATGTATCAAATGTATCTGAAATAATATTTAGCAAAATACCACAAATAACAGTTTCTGAACAAGTAGGAGTTCAGTTAGATCGAATCTATTCCGGTAGCCAACAATTTCCAACATACACTACAGGAGCAGTTCGTTTATTTTCATTGAATGGAACACCTGCTATTGAATTAACCGGCGGTAAATTTACCGGCGATATGAAAACAGGAACCGTTACAATTACAACTCCACAAAATCCTACGCCTACGCCTAATTACGCAATCAGTACAACGCCTTACATCTCAACGATAAAAAAGATATTATCCGATACTACGGCATTGTTAGATGTGCCGTATACGGTGTATAGTAGCCAAAGTATTTTTCCACACGTTTATACGGAATTTGCAAATTCAACATTTTCATTAACATATGAAGCAACTCCTACATATGTAGCTACACAAAATTCGCAATCATTTGCATTGATACAAGTTAATGGTTTAGAACCAGCAACTGGCGACGTATCTAGAATCAAAGTTTTTACTACGAATAAAGGTACGGTTGGCACATGGGAATTGGTTAATGATGTTGAATTAGAAGAAACTGAAATATTCATATCAAGTACTGCATCTTTATTTCCAGATGTTAGCATTGGAATATTTACATCACAAAGCGTTATTGATACATATTGGGAAGGGTTTACATATGTTGGTAAAACAACCAGCACTGCTCCTACACTAACATGGGAAACTGCATCAATTAACAATGCAATGCAAATTGCAAACGCAACAAATATATCAGCACTTAATGCTGTAACAATTGTACAAACGAAACCAGCATATTCTGGAATATTCATTGCAACATCATCATACAAAGTTACAATAGATGCATTAGGTACACGAGATAACACCGGAATTAATCCTAAATTATCTGTATATGTATCTGGTAGTGCTGTTGCATATGATTCAACTGATTATTTCAATCAAGAATTACCAAAAATACTAGGCAAACGTATCGGACAAATTGAAATATCATCTGACTCACAACGCATCGACGACATGGTATTTAATTTTGAAACTGATTACCAAGGCACTGCAACGTTGATATTTGTGATAGAATCGGGAACATGGCAAATTGCTGATGTACGAACTACAACAGATAATGATGCCGGATATTCGCCGAATTATACTAGAATACGTTCATTGATTAATACGCCACATAAAGCAAACAATCAAATATCATTCAAAGTTGAATATTACAATGTAGACGGAGTTCGTAGCAAACAAGTTTCATATCTTTACGATAAATCATGGCAAGGTGGTAACCGTTATATCGACGGCGATTATTCCATGTTAACTGGATCATTGTATGTAGCAGATTCATTGGAATCGGGAGTCGCAATTAGCGGATATAAAAATTCCGGATTTATACGATCTTTAGGATATGATGGATTTGATGCAGGCTTTCCAGGATTTTTATTGTGGTCCGGGTCTGCCTTAACTGGCTCGTTAACAAAATACGGTAATTTATATTCAGGTGTAGGTTTAGAATTATATCTTAATACTTCTAGCTATTTTCGTTATTCAACTACAGATGATGAAATTTATGTTGCTACAAACAACTTCTTTTTTGGAAATCCAAATGGAACATTTATTAGTGGTAGCACCGGATTGCTTCAAATATCATCTAGTGGTTTTGTTCTTAATACTAATGGCACCGTAACTGCATCTGCATTTATTGCAGTTGACAATACCGGTAATGTATTGTTTGATTCCAACAATGAATTTGTTGATGGCTTAAACGTAGGCCGCGTAGTATATTTTGACCGCAATGAATTTACACATACTGGCGCCAATTTTGGTAGTGATGGAACACCGGTAACTGCATCTATATTTGAAACATTTATACTTCCAGGCGAAACTCGTTTACAATATACATCGACTACTGAATTTTACAATGCGTCTGCTGGCTCCAGAACACTACGAGCTCGTTGGTATATACAATCTGCGAGTGTAATATCATCTAACACAAGCGGAGTAAATGGATATGATACATGGAGTATACCCGAACCTTTAAATGCAGCACCTGGTATAAGTATATTGACTGCATTATCTGGTGCAACAACAGGCACATCTCTAACTAGTAATGTAGCTGTAGGAACAACTGGACAAGATAATTTTGCAAACTGTCAAGGTAAATATGTTAGAATATATATGATGGTGGATCATGCCAGCCCAGGTAGTGCATTATCTGTATTTAAAATGAAACAATTTGTATATCGTACTAGTCGAGAAGTTGGTAGTAGCACAATCGCACCTACATTCCCTATAAAATAACATATCAAATATTTATATAAAACGGAATCATAATGAATAAAATAACAACGTTATTTCCTGGCGGGTTTAAACCGCTAACCGGAGCACATTTAGCATTAGCAGAACGATATGCCGAATCTCCAGAAACGGAACGCGTAATACTATTAATCGGACCTAAAGAACGTGATGGTATCACTCGAGAAAATACAATCAAAATATTCAATTTACTAAATCAAAATCCAAAAATTACAATTCAACCAACTGAATTTAATTCGCCTATCATGGCAGCATATGAATATCTATTTGCATTGCCACCTGATGCAAAAGGTAGATTTGCAATGGCAGCATCAACTAAAGGAGATGACTACGTACGAGCAAAGGATTTTGTTCCTAATGTAGATAAATATAAAACAGTTGGAGATAAAAAAGGACGTACGATTCCTGCAGGAATTGATGCAACTGAATTAAACATTGATATCGATCCATTGTTATATGCAAACGGAGAACCAATATCAGCATCAACAATTCGTGCTGCATTAGCAAATGGCGATTATGAAACATTTCGTGCATCATATCCAAATCAAACTGATGATGTTGTAAAAAAAATATGGAGCATGTTGCGAGGAGTAAGCGAATCTTTATTTTCAAAATCATGGTGGGTAACTGAATTACATCGCGATGTTGACGATATATTTGAAGCAATAATGAATCCAAAAGAAACAACAAGACATGGTTCAAAAATAAAACAATTACGGTCATTCCTAGAAAAAAATCGAGGCAAATCTTTTGTATATGATTTTGATAATTTTACAAAAACAGTTGCAGGTGCAAAATTAATAGAATCTATATTGACTGAAAATTATATAACACGTGACGAATTAGCATCAATCGAACAAGCAGTTGATGGGTTCTTTTCTGAGTATGGAATTGATGTAGATTTCCAAGGCAAGTTTACACATTTTATTGACCGACTAAATGATCCTAGAAATGAAGCTCCTATATACATGGATGAACTTCGTGATTTCTTCGAAGATTTAGCAACAGAATACGGCGATAAAATTGCTAGGCAACTGCGATTAGAACGTCCTACCGGTGTTGGATCCGATTACCAATTCGATGTTCCAATTCATATGCCGTTCATGTTGCAATGGAATCCAAACAAAAAAATGATTGAATTAATTCCTAGAACAATTAAAAAACAGCGTCGTCCATGGCAAAAAAATAATCCGGATGATATTGTATATAAAATAGAATCAGCAATGGGTAAAGGTGAACTTATCACCGAAGGAGGAGCTGCAGGACATATGGCTCACCCATGGGATGATCACGGATTATCATTTAATGATATGAAAGAAATTGTATCTCGAGCATTAGCCGGGCGATTGGATATCGAAGCTGCTGTTACTGAAAAAACAGATGGCCAAAATATTCAAGTAACATGGAAAAATGGTGAAATTGGTTTTGCTCGTAATAAAGGTACTGTAATTAATCCAATGACAACAAGTGAAATTATTGCAGACTTTGAAAGAAAATATCAAGAAAGTGTTGCTAAAAATGGAGCGGAAGCTGCGGAAGGTTATAAACAAGTTGTAGAAGCATATCGAGCATGTGCTGAAGATTTAACTGAATCGTTTAGAATGATACCAGCAGATAAATTAAACGCAATTTTTAAAAATGGACGAGTATTTGCTAACATGGAAATCATATATCCAGCTACAAAAAATGTAATTGCATATGATAAAGCACATTTACAATTTCACAATTTAGTTGAATATGATGAAAAAGGTGTTACGGTATTAACTGATTTAGCCGGCGGTGCATTAATGCAACAAATTATTCAAGATGCAAATGCCCATATGCAAAAAACATTTTCATTTATTCCGCCACAACGTATTAAATTAGGACGAGTATATAATTTTGAAGACCAACAAGCGGCATTCTTCAATGAAATTAATCAATTGCAACAAAAATACAATTTAAAAGATACTGATTTGATTAGTGAATATCACAAAGCGTGGTGGCGTGATGTTATCAAAACAAAAGCACAACAATTAGGATATGAAATTTCAGACGAATTAGTTAATACATTAATGTATCGTTGGGCATTCGGCGATAAATCATCAAACATATCTATACTTAAAAAACAAATTACGAATCCAGAATTTTTAGCTTGGGTTGATGCATTTGATAAAAAAGATTTCAAACAATACAAAAAACAAAACCTAGAGCCATTTGAAAATATATTTTTGAGATTAGGAGTAGTTGTATTACAGAATGCATCTAATTACTTAGCGGCAAATCCTAACAAAACAGTTCAAGATATTAAAACTGAACTAGCACAACTTATCAGAGAATTACAAACAAAAGGCGACCCTGCTACAATACAAAAATTAGAACAAGAACTTCGTCGTATACAAAAACTAGGAGGGTTTGATACAATTGTACCTTCGGAAGGTGTTGTATTTGTATACGGAGGGCATACATATAAAATGACAGGGGCATTTGCTCCAGTTAATCAGATACTAGGAGTATTGAAATACACTCGATGATATATTTATATAAAATATAGGAAATATCCAATGGCAGAAAAGCACAAAAGTAAATACAAAAAACCGGAAAACAAAAAACCAACTTATCGTAAAGATTTAAAAGATTATACACACGATGATAAAGATGGTAAATTGAATCCTAAAACAACTGGCGATAAACAACTTAACGTATTACGTAAAACAGATAAAGCTGTTCAAGATGACGGTAAAATGTTTCCAAAATATGATGCGGATGATCGTCTTTATAAAGATTTAGAAGCCGGTGAATATGATCCTAAAATTGCAGCAAAACGTTTAAAGAAACGCGAAGACGCTGAAACAAAAAAATCTAAAGATTCTATTAAAGATAAAGTTGAAAATCTTACATTAGAACAACGTACTCGTTTAATTAGAGAATATGTACGTCGTACTATTGTTAAACGTTTAATAGAACAAGAAGAACAAGAAGATCCAAATGCAGTAGAAGACCCAAATGCAGAACCGGCACCGGATGCTACTACACCAGATCCAGCAGCACCAGCTATGCCAACAGATCCAACGGCAGCGCCAGATATGACAGCACCGGCAACTCCACCGGTAGATACTGCTGCACCTGCAACGCCACCTACAGACGCAACTGCTCCAGCAACTGATACACCAACAGATGCTACTGTTACTGAACCAAGCGATGAAACAGATACAGCAACACCTGAAGATAAAGCAAAAGAAAAATTAGCAAAACAAAAAATTGCATTGAAATATTGGCAAGAAACATTGTCAGATCAATCCGGACCTAACAGTTTAGTTGATACTGGATTCGAGCCATTAGCTAATGCATTAGGAAATTTAGATAGCAAAGATTTAAGAATTGCAAAAATTATGATTTTACGTCGTTTAAGCAAAATAAAATCAACTCAACCAAAAGAAACAGAATCAGAAACAGAATAATATATGTCAAATTCTAACAAGTTACAAAACATAAAAGCCGTACAACAAATGATAGACGGCACTCACAAGTTTCAAACCAAAAAAACGATTGGATTCTCTGATACGGCTGATATGGCACGTAAATCAGAACGTCATGAAATCGGAGACGTTTGGGAAGAAACTGATCCAAAAACGGGATTCGTTCACATTATTGAACAGCACGACGGTTTCCGTATCAAGAAAACAAAAAGTACCGACGTATTGCAATCAGTACGAGATGATCTAAGATCATTTCCCAATTGTCGCAAAGAAACATGTACATGTTCTGGCAAAAATCGTATAGACCAAAAAATGCAAAAGATTCATGGCATGTGCTTAGATTGCACTATTGAAATGGAACATGAACTAAAAAAATCCGGTGAATATGATTCATACGAAAAAAATAAAATTCGAGAAAATGCATTAGCGTGGTTAGCAACTGCAGAACGCGATGTTGAAATGTTAAAAGAAGCATATACAACCGCAGCACAATTTGTTACTAATTCTGCAGGAGAAAAAGAAACATGGACTGCGAAAATGACTCCGGAAGAATTTGAAGAAACTGTACAGAAACAATTCGATATATTCAAAGAAAATTTTTTAAAACGATTAGAAGGAAAACAAGATGAAGAAGTTTGTTAAAAAATATTGGGCAATTATTGTCGGTGCAATTGTTGCGTTCGTTGGCATATTAATTGCTAGCAATAAAAAATCCAATGAAAAACAGCTTGACAATTTAGACAAACAAATTGATAATAACAAACAACAAGTTGATATCATAACAGGTAAAGTTGAAGCAATTGAAGAACAAAAACAAGATATTAAAACTGATATTAAACAATCAGAAAAAGAATTAGAAGTTTTAGAAACAGCAAAAGAAACAATTAAAACTGAAAAACCTAAAACGGCTAAACAAGCTAAACAAAACATACTAAGTAAAACAAACAAGAATAAAAAATAACATGAAACATTTAATCGTAATATTGTTGTTTCCATTCTATAGTTTAACACAAACAATTCCAGATACATGTTTTACTACACAAGAATTATTTAGTATATCGACTACGCTTGATTCACTATGGGAACTTGATGCAATAAACAACAAAATAATTTCGCAACAAGAATCAATAATAAAAAAACAACGTAGTCTTATTTATTTAGATTCGATACAAATTGCATTGCAACAACAACAAGTTTTACTACTACAAAAAAATATTGACACTTATGTTGAACGAGAAAAACGATTACAGCCTAAGTGGTACGATAATAAAAATATTTGGTTTTTTTCCGGAATATTAACAACAATTGGATCTGGAATATTAATCAATCAACTAACGAAATAATATGTCTCAACCAACAATAAAACAAATAATACAGCAACAGTACATGATGTGTGCTAAAGATCCTGTATTTTTTATGCGAAATTATTGTTATATCCAACATCCTAAACGTGGAAAAATTAAGTTTAATTTGTTTCCATTCCAGGAAGATTCATTAACGGAATTACGTGATAATCGATACAATGTTATATTGAAATCACGTCAGTTAGGTATATCAACATTAGCAGCTGGATTTGCATTATGGAGCATGTTATTCAATGAAGATTTCAACGTATTAGTTATTGCTACAACACAAGAGGTAGCAAAAAACTTGGTAACAAAAGTTCGTGTAATGCACGATAACTTGCCAACTTGGCTGAAAGGTACGGTTGAAGCTGATAATAAATTATCTTTAAAATTTAAAAACGGTTCGCAAATTAAAGCAGTTTCATCTGCTGGTACGGGAGCACGTTCAGAAGCATTGTCACTATTAATAGTTGATGAGGCTGCATTTATTCGTAACATTGAAGAAATATGGATAGCATCGCAAGCAACATTATCTACGGGTGGGGGTGCAATTGTATTATCAACTCCAAACGGTGTTGGTAATTGGTTTCATCAAACATGGGCTGATGCTGAAGCTGACATAAACGGATTCCATACAATTAAATTGCATTGGACAGTTCATCCAGAACGCGATCAAGATTGGCGTGACGAACAAACACGTTTGCTTGGAGAACGTGGAGCAGCACAAGAATGTGATTGTGACTTTGTAAGTTCAGGACATACTGTTGTCGATGGTCCATTATTGCTAGAATATGAATCAAAATGCATCGATCCAATTGAAAGACGCGGCTTCGACGGAAATTATTGGGTATGGGAATATCCAGACTATTCACGCGATTATTTAGTAGTGGCTGACGTCGCACGCGGCGATGGTGGTGATTATTCTGCATTCCACGTATTCGATGTACAAGACGTAAAACAAGTTGCTGAGTACAAGGGAAAAATTCCGCCAAATGAATACGGTAACATGTTAGTTACAGTTGCAACGGAATGGAACAATGCATTACTAGCAATTGAAAATGCCAATATTGGTTGGGCCGCAATTCAACCAGCAATTGATCGAGGATATCAAAACCTACATTACACATACCGCGACGATGGATATACGGATGCAGATGTGCAATTGAAAAAAGGTTATGATATGAAAGATAAAACACAAATGGTTCCCGGTGTTACGACTTCAACACGTACTCGTCCATTAATGATATCAGCTTTAGAAATGTATATGCGAGAAAAAACTCCGGTGATTCGCAGTAAACGATTAATACAAGAATTGCTAGTATTTATTTGGCTTAATGGTAAAGCACAATCACAACAAGGATATAATGACGATTTAGTAATGTCATTTTGTATTGGATTATGGTTACGCGATTCTACATTAAAATTACGACAACAAGGAATTGAGTTGAATAAACGAGCAATCTCAAATTTTACGAAAACAGACCCAGTTATATACACAAACAACCAACGACGTCAAGATACGGGTTGGACTTGGAATAATGGTTCAACTGATGAAAGTTTAACTTGGTTGTTGTAAACCATGGTAGATCTGTATTTACCTATATTTATATTAAAAAAAATATATGGCATCATTAAGAAAACGATTACAGAATCTATTTGCTACGAATGTTATAGTACGTACGTTTGGAAAAGATCAACTTAAAATTGTAGATACAAACCGTTTACAATCTTCCGGTAACTTGAATCAAACAAAAGTAGCAGACCGATATACAAGATTGCATGGATCAAATCGCCATCGTGTTGGCGGAATGGGTGGATATGATTCTAATTATTATATGCACCAAAATCGTATGCAGTTATACACTGATTACGAAATGATGGATAAAGATCCTATTATCAGTGCAGCATTAGATATATATGCAGATGAATCTACATTGGAAGACCAATTTGGTGATATTTTAACTATCAAAACCAACAAATCTAACATACAAAAAATTCTTTACAATTTATTTTACGATGTATTGAACATTGAATTTAATTTATGGCCATGGATTCGCAACATAACTAAATACGGAGATTTCTTTTTAAAGTTAGACATTGCAAACGAATTGGGAGTTATTAACGCACGTCCATTTTCTAGTTACGAAGTTGAACGTTGGGAAGAATTTGATGAAGAAACTGGCGAATATAAAATTAAATTTCGACATGCATCTAGTCCTAATTTAATGTATGATGTGTTTGAAGTAGCACATTTCCGTATGTTGTCAGATTCAAACTTTTTACCGTACGGTAAGTCTATGTTGGAAGGCGCAAGAAAAGAATTTCAAAAATTAACAATGTTAGAGGATGCGATGCTTATACATCGTATAATGCGTGCACCAGAAAAACGCATATTTAAAATTGATATTGGTAATATACCTCCTAATGAAGTTGATTCATTCATGGAAGCAGTTATCAATAAAATGAAAAAAATTCCACACGTAGATCCAAATACAGGAAATTATAATCTTAAATTTAACTTGAACAACATGTTAGAAGATTATTATTTGCCAGTACGTGGTGGACAATCTTCAACTGCAATTGATACACTTCCTGGTATGACATTTACAGGAATTGATGACATCAATTATGTTAAAGACAAAATGATGGCTGCACTTAAGATTCCTAAACCATTTTTAGGATATGCTGAAGCTGTTGAAGGAAAAACTACATTAGCATCAATGGATATTCGTTTTGCAAGAACAATTGAACGCATACAAAAAATTGTTACATCTGAATTGTATAAAATAGCCATTATACATTTATATGCACAAGGATTTGATGATGAAGATTTAATTGGATTTGAATTGCAATTAACGGCGCCATCTATAGTTTATGATCAACAAAAAATTGCATTAATGACAGAAAAAATGACATTAGCAACGGCAATGAAAGATTCAAAACTAGTTTCAGACAAATACATATATGAATTCATATTCAATATGTCAGAAGAACAATGGTTAGCAGAACGTACAAATGTTATTGAAGATTTAAAACTTCGTTTCCGTCAAAATCAACTTGAACAAGAAGGAAATGATCCAGCAGTAACTGGTACGTCATATGGAACACCTCACGATTTAGCATCAATGCATATGAGTTCGGATGATGTTGAACAAAAAGATCCAGGCGGACGTCCTAAAGAAGGAATTAAATTTGGACAACACAAAAACGCGTTTGGATGGGATCCTACCGGTAAAAAAGAAATAGACCAAGCATTTGATACTGAAAATCAAAAAACTGCATTTTTACCTAATCCGAGACGTGAACGTAAATTAGATGTTGCGTACGAAAATGTTATAAAAACATTGAATGGTTCAAAATACAAAAAAACCAATAAAATGATATTAGAATCAATAACAACTAATAAACCTACTGATAATGACTCTGGGACATTATTAGATGAAAATAATATTTTATAACATATTTATTTAAAAAAGTATCACATCGATATGAAAAAATTAAAACATTCAAAATACAAAAACACCGGCATTCTATTTGAAATGTTAGTTAGAAAATTAACTTCCGAAACGTTAACATCTGATAAATCAGTAACAATTGATATTATTAAAAAATATTTCGGACGTAATACTGAATTATCAAAAGAATTGCAATTGTACAATGCATTAATTAAAGAACATCATAAATCTGAAGCACGTGCGTTAGACTTTATTCGTACTGTTAAAGATGCACATGCAAAATTAAATCAAACTGTTTTGAATCGCCAAAAATACAATTTAGTTAAAGAAATATCTGAAAATTTTGTCTTTGAAAATATGTCTAAAATACATATTAATAATTACAAAGAATTGGCATCAATTTACATGTTGTTCGAATATACGGAAACTGATAATCCAAAACAATTAATGCAATGCAAGAACGTTTTGTTGGAACATGCGTTGCCGAAAAAACAAGTTGTTGAAGCAAAAGATTTAGTAATGGAATCGTTTTCTAAACAAGATAAAGACGTTAGACTGTTAACATATAAAATTTTAGTTGATAAATTTAATAGCACGTATTCCGAAGTTTTATCAGAATCACAAAAACAACTATTAAACAAATACATTACACACGTTAATGACACAGAGGCACTTCGCGAATATGTTCAACAAGTAATTCCTAAAATAAAAAAACGTTTAGCAGAACATGTTAAACATATCGATGATGCAGTTGTTAAAATTAAAGTTGAACAATTGTCGGAAATGCTATGTAATGTGGAAACGATAAAAAAAATAAAAGAATCACATATATTGAATCTAATGCGATACATGGATTTAGTTGACGAATTAAATGAGATACATAAATGAAAACGTTTTTGCAACAAATAGAAGAAGCATTCGAAGCAGTTGATCAAACCAATGACATCATAGATGATATTGCAAACAATCAACAAGAGGATGAATTGGAAGAGGCATCCACATCTGCGGGAGTTGCCGGTTACATGACACCAAATGCATTTTCTAAAGCAGATGATGATACGGTAGAAGTATTAGGCATGAAACGAGTTCGTGAATCAGTTAATACGCCACCAACTTATCAATATGGGAAATATCAACGTCCAGAATCTGCAGAAGAAGAATATGTAGATAAATTTCCATTTGCAGATAATGATAATGCATGGCAACATGGAAAATTTAATTATCCGACGCAACCATTATTAAAAACATATAAAAAATACGACGATCGTCCGGCACATGTACAAGAAACAACTCATGTTGAATATGATTGGTCCGGCGTTAAAAATAAAACAAACAAAATACACGAAGCAATGGATTCTAAATACGAACAACTTATCGAATCATATCGTAATTTTAAACAAGGAGATGATAAACCATCAACCAAAGTTAAACGTACAATACAAGAAATTGCAATGAAATTGCGTGAAATCGAAACGTTGGTAGGTTACAATTCTAAATTAAAAACTGAATCGGGAGTTACATCTTCAAATTACGGACCATCGACGACACGTGCATTAAACAAAATATCAGAACGATTAATTAAAATATCAGAACGAGTAAGAGCATTAGGGGAGTAATATGTCAAAACAATTAATTGTAGAATATATGCCATTTCGTCCAATTGGGTCATTGAATGAACAATCTGGAGATTCATACGGAATTCCGGGTGGATATGTTGTAAAAGGTGTATTGCAACGAGCTGGTGCTAAAAATCAAAACGGACGCGTATATCCTAAACATATATTAATGCGTGAATGTCAAAAATATCAACAAGAATATATTGACCAACACCGTGCATTAGGAGAATTAGATCACCCAGAATCGATGGTGGTAAATTTAAACAATGTATCTCATAATATTTTAAAAATATGGTGGGAAGGCAATGATTTATTAGGAGCAGTTCAAATATTAGATACACCATCAGGTAATATTTTAAAATCATTGTTCAAAGCCGGAATTACTTTAGGTATTTCATCTCGCGGATTAGGTTCTGTCAAAGAATTAAGAAATGAAGGCACAGTTGAAGTACAAGAAGATTTTGAATTAATATGTTGGGACTTTGTATCAAATCCTTCAACGCAAGGTGCTTTTATGAAGCCTACGGGCCTAAGAGAATCAGTTAATAACAATATAACAAAAAATAAATACGCAGACGTAAACGGTATCATTACCTCGATATTATGCGAAGATGGAAAATGTAGGATATAACAAAATGGCAAAAAGCAATTTACAAATAGTTAAAGATCTTTGGTTAGGTGAACAAACACAACCAAAGCAAACAGTATTCAGTGAAAAAGATGCACCACTGACAGTTGAAGATAAACGTGAGTTTGCAAACTCGTTACGAACATTTTCTGAATTGTCAGAAATAGTTATGTCACGTGGAGAACGATTACAAGAAACAGTTAAACGCGTAACTAAAATGGTTGAGACTGCTACTAAATTAATCGGTGAATCTGATGATGATATGGTAGAAAAAGTTGCTGCAGGACGTCACATGAAATTGATTGACGAAGCGTTAAAAGCGTTTCAAAAAGCATCAAACGAAGTAATGATTCACGAACGTAGAATGGAAGCTGCATACCAAGACATTTCCGAAGGATTGAAAAAATATTATGATGTTCAATAATTTGGATGTTTAAAAATAATTTTATATTATAAAGGTAAGTATGATGAATACATTTAAAAAATTATATCGCGATTTTTTTGGTTTAACTGAACAAACGGCAATGTCGACTAAAGCAGATCCTAGCAAAGACGTTGTGTTATCTCCAATTGACGCGAAAGATCCAAAAAAAGTTCAAGCAGCACAAAATATTTTGAAAACTACAAAAGGCAGAATTCATATCGAAGAAGAATTAGTTGATGAAGCTAAACTAGTTAACGGAATCGACGAATACCGCGGTGGAGTAGAATATGCAATTAAAGATGCAACTATAGCAAAACAAGTATCAGATGATATTCGTCAATGGGCAGAGAAAAAAGGATTCACAATAATTAAACGTACTGTATCTAAAAACGGTAAAAATGGATATTTTTATTTTAGACTAAGCGATGATCCTGCAAAAGATGCACAACGCATTCAAGGATATTTTGCACAACGAATGGAATTATCAGCATTTAGATTTCGAGTAAGAGGAGAATCAAAACCTAAACCAACACCAAATCCACAAGTTCCTATACGTAAAATTTAAAACAGTTATATGAGTAAAAAACAAAAACAACACAAAGCAATTGTCCCAGGCAATTCATTAGCAGTAAGTGTTCAAGGTACAACCCGAGAAGATTTATCGCACGCATTGAAAACGTTTAAAAGAAAAATGAAATCTGCCGGCGTTTTAGAAAAAGTTAAAGATATTCGTACTTTTACTAAACCTTGCGTTGAACGTCGTGATGAACTTAATGCAGCGCGATATATTCAGAAAATCCGCGATATGCATAGAGATTAAATTGCAATTTTTTTATTTTTAAGGTCCTAGCTGAAAAAGTTAGGACTTTTTTACTGTTTTTTCAAACTTGCTTATATTTATTCTTAGAATACGCTATTTTGTTCTTTATATAGCGTTACAAAACAATTTATTCTTATTAAGATTTACAAATAATCTTACTTCCAAAAAAACAAAATTTAAGGGGAACTAGTATGGCAAAATCAGATTTGCTAAAACAAGCAATCGCCGATGCTAAAGCAGTAAAAGAAACAGCATTAGCAAACGCAAAACTTGCATTACAAGAAGCATTTGCACCTAGACTTGAAAGCATGTTACAATCTAAGCTAATTGGAGAAATCGAAGGCGAAGATGATGTAGATGTTAACATGGATTTAGATGCAGATACTGATATGAGTGCAGACGCACCAATCGACGGAGAAATGGGCGCTGAAGAAGACTTCAATTGGACAGATGACACATTAGCAGCAAACGTTGGTGGTCAAGACTATTCATTTCAAGTTGGAATGGCTGGCGAAGACGAAGACGATTTAGGTGATGAATTTGGTGCAAAAGCTCCGGTAGAAGATGAATTTGGCGCAGACGCACCGGCAGAAGATGATCTTAATCTTGAAGAAATTTTAAGAGAATTAGAAATGCCAGCAGACAGAGAGCCAGTTGACGATTATGATGATGAAGAAGTAGATGACGACGGATTTCCAGTAATGGACGGAGGACGACCTAGTGGTTCTGAGGTAGATGATTACGATGAAAATGAAGAAGACATCAACGAAATTATCGAAGCAATCTTACGTGAAACTGACATGGGAATGGAACCACCAGCAGAAGATCCAGCAGCAATGGACGCATTAAAAACTGAAAATGAAGAATTAGAGAAAAACTTAGAAGAAGCGTATCGAACAGTTAAACATTTGAATTCAGTAATTAATGAAGTAAATTTACTTAACGCAAAACTTCTTTACACAAACAAATTGTTCCGTAACTTTGACTTAAACGAAGGTCAAAAAATGAAAGTTATCGAAAACTTTGATAGAGCCGTTTCGCCAAGAGAAGCTAAATTAGTATTTGCAACGTTAGCAGAAAGCTTTAACAAGCCAACACAAAAACGTGCAATGGTTAAAGAATCAGCAGCATCTCGTCCAACGCGTACGACAGCACCGTCAAAAGAAACAACGCAAATTTTATCTGAAGGATTTGAAATGGCAAATCGTTGGAAAAAATTAGCAGGATTAATTTAATTTAAAAAACAAAAAAAAAAGGAAAACAAAAATGAGTTTAAATTCATTATTACAAAGTCCAGATAATTCACAAAGAGCAGCCGTTAAATCAACGATTGTAAAATGGGAAAAAACTGGATTGCTAGAAGGTCTTCGTACAGAGACTGAAAAAGCAGGTATGGCACAATTGCTTGAAAACCAAGCACGTCAATTAGTAAAAGAATCATCACAAACAGGTACAGCAAATGGATCTGAAGAGTGGGCAGGTGTAGCACTTCCATTGGTACGTAGAATTTTCGCTGAATTTGCAGCAAAAGAATTCGTTTCAGTTCAACCAATGAATTTGCCATCAGGTCTAATCTTTTATTTAGATTTTAAATATGGTACAGCGCAACCAGGATTTGATGATGATAATGGTAATCTTAACAGAACAGGCGATCCATTTGGTTCTCCAGACGCAGATGACTCTTTATTCGGTGTAACAAGTACATCAAATGACCCGTCAGGTGGTTTATATGGAGCAGGACGTTTTGGATATTCAATTAACTCGGTAACTGCATCGGTTGCTGCAACAACAGCATCTGCAGCATCTGCAGGATCTGGATCAGTTAATTTTGATAGTGATTATACTTCAAATTTAACAGGATACACAGTAGTATATGCATCAACTGCATCATTAACTAACTTTGATTCAACCGCGGTTCGTTCATTTATTTTAACTTCAGGATCTGCAATTACTACAGCAATGAACTTGCCAGCATTTACAAAATACAATGCATCTACGGGTAGAATTGAATTTGTTGTATCTGCATCAGCAGGATTAAATGGTACTTCTGCATACGTTGTAGCATATAGCAAACAACCAGATGATATTACTAGAGGTGATTTTGAAGATACCAATCCATTTAAAGGATCAGGTGCGTCTGGAATCAACCAAGGTACTGACATTGATATCCCTGAATTGAACTTGGAAATGCAATCAGAGCCAATCGTTGCTAAAACACGTAAGTTGAAAGCAGTTTGGACACCTGAGTTTGCACAAGATTTAAACGCTTACCATTCAATTGATGCTGAAGCTGAATTAACTTCAATGTTATCTGAGTATGTTTCTATGGAAATTGACTTGGAAATTTTAGATATGTTAATTTCTGCAGCACCAACAACTGAGTATTGGTCAGCTAAAAACAACAACATCTGGAATGGTACAGGATTTACTCAACAAACTGCGACAGGTGACGGATTCTACAACACTCAAGGTGGATGGTTCCAAACATTAGGTACTAAACTTCAAAAAGTATCTAACAAAATTCACCAAAAAACATTGCGTGGTGGAGCTAACTTCCTTGTAACTAGTCCAGCAGTAGCAACAATTCTTGAGTCTATCCCAGGATTTGCAGCAGACACTGACGGAACTAAAATGGAATTTGCAGCAGGTGTACAAAAAATTGGTGCTATCAATAACCGTTACACTGTATACAAAAACCCATACATGAAAGAAAACATAATCTTAATGGGATTCAGAGGAACACAATTCCTTGAAACAGGTGCTGTATTTAGCCCTTATATTCCGTTGATTATGACTCCATTAGTATATGATCCAATCAACTTCACTCCACGTAAAGGTGTCATGACACGTTACGCGAAGAAAGTGGTTAGACCAGAATTCTACGGAAAAGTATACGTTCACGGATTAAATACTCTTTAATCGGCTGAATTAGTCAAAATTAAGTGCTAGCAGAAATGTTAGCACTTTTTTTATGTTCGCGAAACCTTGTTACTTGATATTTATTATAAAATAAATTATGGCAGTAGAAAGAAACAAATATTCCATGGAAGCGATTATTCGATATGATGGTCGTTTAATCGACGTGCTAGATAGAATACGCGCAGTTAGATTGGTGTTAATGGTTCATATTGAACAAGACTTAGGTCCAGATCGCGAACGCATTACATTGAAGATAATGACGCCGTATGCACCACGTGAAACGTTTTTTGCAATAAGAAAAATGTGTATAGGTAAAATTGAAACCCTTCGCGAAATGACATTGCAAGAAACAACTCTTACAAAATTACATTAATTTTTAATTAGGACTAGTTATGGCAACTCCAAACAAGGATAAAACTCCACCAAAGAATGATGTTAAATTTTCAATATCATTGTCGGAAGAACAACGAGAAGCAAAAGCTCGGATAATTGAAACTCCTTTTAATTTTATATTAGGACAAGCAGGATCAGGAAAAACATTGTTAGCAGTTCAAATTGCGTTGGACATGTTTTTTAAACGTAGAGTTAACAAAATAATCATAACAAGACCTACCGTATCAAATGAAGATAACGGTTTTTTACCAGGATCATTAGCAGAAAAAATGGATCCATGGTTAGTTCCATTACGTAGCAATATGCGTAAAGTTTACAACAAACCGGAAGTATTAGACAAAATGGAAAAGGAAGAAAACATTGAATTAGTTTCATTGGCACACTTCCGCGGACGTACATTTGACAATGCAATTTGTATTGTGGATGAATGTCAAAACTTAACAAAACAACAATTACAAATGGTATTATCTCGTTTAGGAAAAGATAGCATCATGATATTAACTGGTGATAAACATCAGATTGATTTAAAATTTAAAAATGATTCGGCAATACATGATATTCCTAAAATTACGAAATCTCGTTTTGTGAATGAAATTATTTTAAAAGATAATCATCGACACGAAGCGTTAACGGAGATATTGCGTCTCTTAAACGAATCATATTGATATTTATATAAAAAGGAAACGGAATGGACTATAGCATAGAAAAACCAATTTGGCCCGGGAGTTCATCATTTACAACTGGATCTACTCCATTTGGGTATTTCGATGCCGATCCCATGTTTCAACAACATGCAGATAAATTTGCAAAATTTGCAGCACAGACAGTTGGATATCCAATTATGGATGTTGAACTTCAAGACATAAACTTTTATACAGCTTTCGAAGCTGCGGTAATTGAATATTCAAATCAAGTTAATCAAGTTAATATCGTTAACAATTTACTTAATACAATGGGACTACAAACATCGTCATCATTGTTAGGTAGTGCAGGTTTAACGGGTAAACAAGTAGGAAATTCATTATCGTATATTGTTAAACTTAGCAAAGCATACGGAACTGAAGCAGAATCGGGTGGTACATTAAAATGGCATTCCGCATCATTTACTGTGGAATCGGGACGTCAAAATTATAGCATTCGAGATGCAGTATCTGCATCATTGGGAATACCTTTAAGCAATACTAGTTCAATTGAAATACGTCGAGTGTTACATAATCCACCTCCAGCAGTAATACGTTATTTTGACCCATTCGTTGGAACTGGTTTAGGTTCACAAGGACTTTTAGATGCATTCGACTTTGGTGGATTTTCGCCATCTGTAAATTTCATGATGATGCCATTACATGCAGATTTAATGAGATTACAGGCTATTGAATTCAACGATCAAATACGTAAATCACATTTTTCATTTGAAATACATGGCGATGATTTACGCATTTATCCAGTACCAGGAACGCAAGGTACAATATCAACTGCATATTTTGGTACGGTTTGGTTTGAATTTTTATTTGAAGAACAAAAAAATACGGAAGCGTTGCTTTTTGGAAATTCTGCTGTTATGGAAAATGTTGTAAGTGATTCATCAAATATACCATATACATATCAACAGTACGGAACAATCAATGATATGGGTCGTGCTTGGATTCTTCGATATGGTGTAGCATTGGTTAAAGAAATGCTAGGATATGTCCGAAACAAATATTCATCTGTACCGATACCAAACGGAGAAGTAACATTGAATGGTTCGGATTTAGTATCGCAAGGTCAATCAGAAAAAGAATCATTGGTTGCACAGCTTCGCGAATTTCTAGATAAATTAACCAAAGAACAAATGTTAACTCGACAAAATGCAGAAGCAACACAAATGAATGAATTGTTGTCTAAAGCACCTTTAAGAATATATGTTGGATAAGGAGATAGTATATGGCACTTTTTGGAGGCAGACGAGATGCAAAATTTTTAGCAGCAATTAATTCTGAATTAATTAATTCAATTGTAGATACGGAAATTGAATATTTTAAAATTCAAATTGAACAAAGCAATGCTAATTTGTATGGAGAATCGGAACGCAAAGCATATTACGATTCCATATTAATACCATGTTTAATTACAAAAGACGATAAAACTTCGACGATGGATGATTATGGACATACCTATAATCGTACAGCAAAATTTGCATTGTCTCGAGATTTATTGGAAACCATAACATTGTATCCGGAAGTTGGAGATATTATATTGTGGGACAATGAATATTTTGAAATTGACAACGTTGATGCAAATCAATATTTTACGGGCAAAAATCCAGAAACATGGCCAAATGGTTCAAGTCACGGATACAGTGTGTCAATCGTTGTAGATGCGCATGTAACGCGCCAAACTCCAACCGGCATACGAGACATTCGTCGAGGTGGAAACAACAATTTACCAGCATATAAAGGACTTTGATGCCTAAAGAAAATAAAAATAATATAGATCGTAGAACGAATAAACCAAATCCTCGCAATTCAGAAGGAGGATTATTCAACGATCCTACATTCAATAGAGCCAACGAAGTACGACGAGATGACGATGTCATTCGTTCAAAACAACGTACTATATATGATATTGATTATGCTGTAAAATATTTTATTGATTCGGAAATACAACCACAAATTAGAACAGACCAAACGTTGATCAATGTTCCGGTAATTTTTGCTAACGGAGAAAAAGCTGATAACGTACGACGTTTAGGATATTTGCGTGATGAAAAAGGCAAATTGCAATCTCCATTAATCATGTTGAAACGCAATTCAGTTCAAGAACGAGATAACAACAAAACATTGGATGTTAATCGTCAATATCCAGGAAATCATTTTATTCATAAACAACACTACAATAAACGCAATCGTTATGAAGATTTATTATTTCCAATGCCAAAATCAGAACCAGCTGGCTCTCAAGAAATATTTGTAATTGATATTCCTAAATATGTAACATTGGAATATGAAATGTTGTTATGGTGTGATTTTTCTACACAAATGAATGATTTAATTGACCAAATTTTACCATACAATCGTTACGGTTGGGGAAATGAAGGAAATAAATTTCATGTTTCTATGGGAAGCGTTGCATTTGAAACTGTGAATACTGTTGGAGAAGATCGACTTGTTCGTGCAACGATACCGCTTACTGTATTAGGTACATTGTTAGCTGCACAAGAAACTAGAAAAGATACGATACGTAAAATGTATTCCATTAAAAAAGTTTCATTTGATGTTACAGTTACCGAAGAAATATTTAATACTACACGCGTTCCATATGAACTATTACAAAGTAATGTTGGAAATATCGTAACAGGTAATACCGTAATACAAATAACTCCGGAAATTATGAATTATTTAATAAATTTAACAGAAAAACAAGCTACATATTCAAATGCAACAACGATTACGGTAACAGCTACTGCCGCAATTAATCCAGTTACATATGTAGTTGCAACAAAAAATGAATTTGATGTTTATATAAACGGACAATATATCGATAAAGCAGTATATACTTGGACGCCTAGCGATGCAGCATCACAAACAATTACGTTTAATACCAGTGCATTGGGATATAATATAGAATCTACCGATGTAATAATTATTAAAGGAAGATGGGCATAATGAGACAATTTAAACCGGGACAATTACAAACAGGATCTATTTATCCGATAAGCGCTAGTTATGCGTTAACGGCTTCATATGTTTCTGGAAGCGTAAGTATCGATACTGGCTCTCTTGTTACCACTGCATCATTCTTCGCGTATACTGCTAGTCAATCACTTGTAAGCCAATCATTTGATTCTAGGATAAATTCCCTAACGGGTAGTATCAACACACTTACAAGCAGTTACAATAGCTTTACTAGTAGTTATACAACGGGTTCGTTTACCGGAAGTTTTACGGGAACATTAAATGGCACCGCATCGTGGGCAACAAATTCAGTAACTGCTTCATTCATAACTGCATCAAACGTAATAGGTACTGTAACTAGTGCTTCATATGCTATATCAGCATCACATCTAATAGGAGGTGTAACAATTGACACCGGTTCATTTGCGACCACCGGATCTAATATATTCATTGGCGATCAAACTATTTCAGGTTCAGTAACAGTAACAGGATCTGGAGTAAATTTAGAAACAGATTCATTTACTATTCATAGTCCTGCAGTAAATACAAATTTATTAGCAGCTAGTAATACCAAAGGCGTTACAATCTCGGATACATCTGATGTTGAATCAATCGATGCTGAAAATAGACAGTTATCAGATGAAAATGGAAGTTCTGCTATATTATGGGATACTCAAAGAACTTTAAACTCAACTAACGGTACGGTATTAGATTGGGAGACTCAATTATTAAAAGATTATAATGGAAAACAATCAGCTGATTGGCATACTAGATATTTAAAAGATACCGGTGAACTTACTTCAATTGATTGGAATAATAGACAGTTACTAAATTCTAACAGTAATGTAATTGTAGATTGGGGACTAGGTACATTTTCGGGAACCGCAGATACGGCATCATTTGTAACTGCATCAAACGTAGTAGGTACCGTAACTAGTGCTTCATATGCCGAGTCAGCATCACATTTAATTGGTGGTACTGGTTCATTTGTTACTACCGCATCATTCAATGCATTTACTGCATCATATACAACGGGTAGTTTTACAGGATCGTTTACAGGAACATTAAATGGAACTGCATCATGGGCAACAAATTCGGTAACTGCTTCATTCGTAACCGCATCAAATGTATATGGAATAGTTGCAAGTGCATCATATGCAGAAACGGCATCATATGTACAAAATGCTCAAACTGCGTCATATGTTTTACAAGCTGTCAGTGCATCATATGCAAACACCGCATCTTATGTAACCCCATTATCTCAACAAATTATACTATCGGGTAGCTTAAAACTAGACCCAACACAAGACCCGGACCCAACCGGCTTAGATTTAGATTCAACTGTTTTATTTCAAAGTAGCTCCAATACGGCATTAGGATATGATTTATATGTTCGACAAAATGGAAATCTTGTAAAATGGAAATGGATTGAAGGTATTCTAGAAACTGGATTATTGTATGGTGGTGTTGTTACATATAGTGGAAGCGATGTGTTTGTTTCCCCTGGTAGTGGTATCATAGCAGATCACAACGCAACAACAGGTTCAGAAGTTTCTCCTATGATTGAATATGTTACCTGGAATGCAATTACACAAAGTATAACAAACATTGCAACCCAACAAGTAACTTATTTATACATTGATAATACCGGAACTTTACAACAACAATCAACTAGATTTACATCACAACAATACCACGATTATATACCATTAGGGGCAGTAGGTCATTTTGACTACACACATGTATCTGCATTTGGCGGATCTGTAAAAACAGCATATGATCAAATATCACAAATATCAAATTTCTTAGATGCATTTGGTCCATTAAAGATGTCAGGATATGGATTAACCGGTCAACCGGGTAGTTTAAGATTATCAGTAGGATCTGGTACTTCTTTTATCCATGGAGGATTTTATCAAAACAATCCAGAGTTTCCATCTCAAACAACAACATCAACACAAGCAACTGCTAGCATGGTCCGGGTTCAAAGATCTGGTTCTGTTATTACCTTTGATACGAATAACGGAAATTTATACACAGTTGTTGATCCTACAAAATATGATGAAACTGGCGATGGTACATTAGCTAATATGGGTGCTGGTAACTGGTCAATTCAACGGGTATTTACGGATCCAAAAACTGGAGTATTATATGTTTACTATGGTCAAGCCAAATATACATCTTTATTAAATGCACTTCAATATTTACCAACAGATCCATTTACAGAAGGCGATACTTTTGATTTTACAACATTTGTAGGTTATCTAGTATTAAAAGGAAATGCATCTGATATAACTGACACTGCCGCTAATTCTATATTAAACGGAGGTTTATTTAGAGGTAGTGGACAAGGTAGTGGAGGTGGAATAGCATTAAGTAATTTAGATGACTTAACGGATGTTTCTATTGTAAGTCCTACAAATGGACAAGCATTAATATATGATGACGATATTTGGAAAAATGGAACTCCAAAAACCGCAGAAACTGCATCATTCGTAACTGCATCAAACGTTGTTGGAACGGTAACATCTGCATCATATGCAGTCTCTGCTAGCTTTTTGCAAGGATTGGATTTAGGATTATACACTACAACGTCATCATTCAATTCATTTACTAGTTCGATACAAGGACAAGTCAATTCATTAACTGCAGCAACTTCAAGCTACATGTTAACAAGTGCCACTGCATCAATGTTAGCTCCATATGTATTAACTTCGCAAACGGCTTCAATGACGGTGTTAAGTGCATCATTTGCAAACACTGCATCATTTGTTACAGCATCAAATGTGGTAGGAACGGTGGTGTCGGCATCATATGCATTAACGGCATCATATGCAATGAACGGCGGCGGCGGAGCAGGAACAACTTACATTCGTAGAAGTGATTATACATCATCATTAGATCCAAATGTAAATTACCTATATCTAGGAGATGCTGAAGCTGGATCATCAGAATCTGCCAACGTTTGGGATATTTCGCGATTATCAATTTCATCATCGGGCGCAACTTTAACTCAAACAACCTCAAGTGCAGCTTGGACGGATAGATACACTGTTACATATTTATAATAAAGGAACACGTTATGCCAATACAATCCGTAAACCCAATCGTAGTAGATGGAATTGAATATCCATACTATACAGTAAATTTATCGATATCTCCTTTAATCAAATCCACGGAAATAGGAGCTAGTGTTGCAATGCGACTAACTCCATATCGAGAATTGGATGGTGGAGTACCTGATACGTTATCGGGTCATGATCGTCCTGTGGTTTATTTAGATGTATTTGCATCTGAAGATATGCCTGCTGAAACGGCAGCATATAATATATTAACAGTTATACAACAATTCATAATAGAAAAAGGACTATAAATGCCAAATAGATGGCCCATATCTTCTGGTAATTGGAGTACAGCTTCAATTTGGAGTGGTAGTATAATACCTACTGCATCTGATGATGTATTTGCAAATGGGCAAACGGTTAATATAGATACAAATATTACCGTTATAAGTCTTCGCAATTCATCAACAGGAAGTGTTGTAGCTAATGGTACTTTTTATTTGAATGATAACGTCATTGTTACCGCAAATGTTATATTACCTACTACTGGAATCAATACTGATACAATACAAATTACCGGATCTAACTCAGCTACTATAATAGGAAATTTAACTGGCGGACAACGTAGAGCATTAACATTATCTGATAATTCTAATATTTCCATAATAGGAACCGTAACCGCAGGTGCTGGAGCATCATTCAATGGAATATCCCACAACTCAACAGGAAACCTAATAATATCAGGAAGTATTATCGGACCTACTACTCAACAATCATCTGGAGTAGTGCAAATAAACACCGGTAATATATATGTAACTGGAAGTATATACGGCAGAACAACTGCAGCTGGAGTTGGCGGCGGAATTAGTTCAACTAGTACAGGAAATATATTTGTTAATGGATCAATTACTGGTTCATTTAATGCAACATCATATGGAATATTAAAAACAGTGGCAGGAAATATTGAAGTAAATGGAAACTGTCTTTCCTTAACAGGCTCTGCAATTAGCCATACTTCAACCGGAACAATATTAATCTCAGGTAGTTTAACTGCAGTTTCATCACCCGTAATCTCACTAACAGGAAACTCAATCCTTCAAGTAATAGGACCAATCTCCTCTAGTACAACTGCAGTAGGTGTCTCCTCAACATCAACTACAGCAACTAACATATTTTCTGGACCATTCTATAATACCGGATCATTTAATGCAGTATATGCATATCGTATGCAAATTATAGAACCCACTTCAACAACATGGCGATTCGATACAGATACAGGTGGTTCAAAAATACTTTACACTTCAAATCAATTACCTGGAGTACCTCAACAAAACAATGTACGACAAGGAATACAATATAATTTTGGATTAACTGGATCTTTAAAGATGCCAGATCCAACTGTTGTTAAATCGGGAGTAGCAGTAGATAACACTACTGGTTCTGCCATATTTACACCACAAGACATGTTTAACGTATTAACCCAAGATATAACACAAACAGGAAGTTTAGGATCAACGTTGAAAAACGCTGCTACTGTACAAACTACTGCTGCAACTATATCTGCATTTAAAGTTTAAAATATGGCAAACGTATACGCAGTAAAAAATGGAAATTGGTCTGATACAACGGTATGGAATACTGGAGCACTACCTACTACTGCAGACGATGTATATCCAAATAATTTTACCGTAACGGTTAATCAAAATATTACCGTACTTAGCTTACGAAATGGCGCATCATCTCCAATTGTTGCTGGCGGAACATTTGCCTTAGCAAATGGTATCATGGTAACGGTAACAGCTGATATAGGATTTAACCCAGCAGCTGGTACATTAACTAGAATAACGGGATCTGATTCAGCAACAATTAATGGAAATATTGGCGGTGATCTTGCTGGCACTTCGTTATTAATAAGTCAATCTGCTAATATAACAATATCAGGATCTGTTACAGGAAATACTAGTACTGGTGCTAATTCCATAACCCACGCATCTTCTGGTATTTTAATTATTACAGGAAGTGTAAGAGGTGGTAGGGGAACAAACACCCATGGTATAAGTAATACTAGTTCCGGATCTATATATGTAACAGGCTCAGTAACTGGAGGCTCGGCGTTAACGGCGCTAGGTATTAACAATGTAGGGGCTAACAGTACTACTATTATAATAGGAAACGTATCAAGTGGCATCGGATCCGGAGCGAATGGTATAGCACAATTTGGATCCAATTCAATATTAAATATAACCGGTAGCGTAATTGCAAATGTCGCACCAGCTATACAAGCCAATTCTGCAGGTTGTTCCATTTACATTTCAGGAAGCGTAGTAGGAGGACGAACTGATACTGTCGGTGCGGTATATAAAACAACAACAGGTATTTTACAAATAATAGGACCTATAACAGCTGGACAAGTCGCACCGGGAGTTGTAACGAATGCAAATCCTTCTCCAATATATTTAACCGGTCCTTTCTACAATACTAATAATCGCAATGCAGTATATGCTCCAATCATTCAACTTATCTCGGGTTCAACACCAACATGGACATTTGATACGGAAACGGTATTAGAACAACGAACACTTTACCCACTAAATTACCCCGGTAATTTTCCTGCTACAAACAATGTACGTCAAGGCGTAACATTTGGAGATACGGGACAATTTTCAGGTACCATTGCAATGCCAAACGCATCTGACGTATTTAAAGGAGTCCCAATCAACAATACTACGGGTTCTGCATCATTTGATACTCAAAGTGTATGGAGCGTTGCAACAAGCAGTTTAACGTCATCTAATAGTGTTGGAGCACGGTTAAGCAATACTGCGACAGTTTCAACAGATGCCAATTTAATAACTTCAAACGGAACAATATAACATGGCAACTATAACAAGTGCAGCAACAGGAAATTGGTCAGCAACAGGAACTTGGGTAGGTAGTGTAGTTCCTACTGCTGCAGATGACGTTGTAATTGCAGCTAATCATACAGTAACATTGAATGTGGATGCTACAATTATATCATTAACAGGAGCTGCAAATGCTACCAGCAACGTAACTATTTCTACTAGTAGGACCTTAACATGTACTGCAACAAATGGTATAGTAGCTAAATCTGTTACAGGTGGATTAGGATTGGTTAGAATAACGGGAGTCGGAACAACAGTAAATATAAATTCAAATTTAAGAAGTTCACTTACCGGTGGATCATCTACATATGCTGTATCTGTAAACAGTGTATGTACAGTAAATATTGTAGGAGAATTATCAAATCCATTTAATAATGGTGGAAATAATGCCGCATTAAATATCGGTGCTGCTGCAACAGTAAATATAACAGGAAACTGCTTTGGTGGAAGTGCTCCGAGTGGAACAGCAATTGCTGCTGCTATACTTGCCAATTCTTCGTGCATTTTAAATATACTAGGTAATGTAACGGGTGGTTCATCTACTATATTTGCCGCAGGAATTGTAAACCAAACATCTGCGTGTACTATGAACATAACAGGATCATGTACATCTATAATTGCACCTGCTATAACATCAACCTTAACTACATCAACATTACGAGTAAAAGGTCCATTAATTTCTCAAAACAACATCAACGCAGTATTTTCACCTAAAATTCAACTTTTTTCAACTTCAACACCGTATTACGAAATACAATCTGATACTTTTGGTCGCGATATATTTTTATATGATGCATCATATACATCAAGTTTACCTGCACAATCCAATGTACGAAGCGGGAGTATATATGGCGGTTCAAACGAATTTTCCGGTTCCATGATAATACCAACAGCATCAGATGTACGTTACGGAGTCCCGGTAGATACAACAACTGGCTCTGCTACAAACATAACACATCAAGAAATATTTGATTACGTTATAACTTCATTAACCGGATCAAATACAATTGGAGAACGTTTAAAATCAATTTCAACAGTACAAACCACAGCAGCAATAGTTGCTGCTTTTAAAGGAAAATAACATATGGCAAACAGATATGCAGTAGCAAACGGAAATTGGTCTGATACGGCAACTTGGGATGGTGGAACATTACCTGCAAGTGATGACGATGTTAGACCCAATGGATTTACTGTAATAATTGATCAAGACATAACAGTTAATCAACTAATCAATAATGCATCTAGCCCAGCAATTGCTGGTGGGTTATTCTACATATATGGTGATTATGACATAACAGCAACAACAGGATTGAGTAGTACAGGAGCAACAGTAACGGGTGGATATATAAAATACTATAATACCGGTTCAATTACAATAAATGCAACATTTCTACAAACTAGAAATACCCTAGAAAATGTAAACGATGGTACTATTAATATAACCGGTGAAGTTAGAATACCTGGTGCAAGTCCTAATACTCGAACCGTAACTAACAGTTCAAATGGCGTTATCAATATTATAGGAAATATTACTTGCCCCACTAGTACACAGACAAGTAACTTTGCCATTTTAAACTCGAGTAATGGTACTATTAACATAACTGGCAATGTTATCGCCGGAAATAGTGGTACTGGGCCATTTGGGATATTTAATAATTCAACGGGTACAATTAATGTTACGGGAAATTTAGTTGGAACAGTTAATGCTGCCGCCGTATTTAATAATGGTACCGGAACGGTTAACATAACAGGTAACGTCACAACAACAGGTGATGATCCTGGATTACAATCAAATACCGCTGGTACGTTCAACGTAATAGGCCAATTACAAGCCTCAACAACGGGTAATGCAGTGTCATCAACATCAACTACAGCAACCAACGTATTTTCAGGCCCATTTCTTAATTCAGGCTCGCGTAACGCAATATATTGCTATAACGTACAATTGTATGATGATGTTACAACTCAATACGTAATAGGAGTATCCGGCTCAACCGATACAATTTCAATAGTATCACCAGATCAAGTTACAGGAGTACCGTCAGGATCTGATGTACGTACGGGAACAATTTATGGACCTGACAATGTACTAACAGGTTCAATGGCTGTACCACATCCAAACTCAGTATCGTGGGGTGTTGCTATAGAAAACACAACGGGAACGGCAATTGCAAAACCAGAAGATTTATGGAACTATGCTGTAACTGCATTAACTGCATCTAATAGCATTGGACAACGTTTAGCATCTACAGCAACATCGGCATCAAATGCAGCAATTGTAAATGTTTTCGGATAATTTGGATAATACCAAAAAATTACATATAATAAAAGGAAAGAAAGAACAAGTTATGACCAGAAAACTGGACAAGGAACATTTAGATGAAATTCAATCGCTTCGAGAATCATTTGCAAAAAATGCAAACATACTAGGACAAATTGCAATTGAACTTCACGCAATACAACGTCAAACGGAACAATTACAACAAGAACAACGCAACTATTTGCAAGAATATGAAACTTTGCAAGAAACGGAAACTACATTGATACAAAAAATGCGAGATCGTTACGGCGAAGGACATATCAACGTAGTAGATGGAACATTTACTCCGGCAGTTGGTTTAGCTAAATAACCGCATATTTATATAAAAAATCATAGGAGTAACTAATGGCAGAACGAATAGTTTCGCCTGGTGTATTTACGAATGAAGTTGATCAATCGTTTTTACCAGGAGCAATTGCACAAATCGGTGCAGCAATTGTAGGTCCAACCGTAAAAGGACCTGCATACACACCAATACAAATTACAAGTATTGGCGATTTCCAAAATGTATTTGGAGGTTTTACGGATGAATCATATGTACCTGTAGCAGTAAATGAATATTTGCAATCAGGCAATGTAATCACAGTAACGCGTTTAATGTATGAAGATGGATATTCTTTAAACAGCGGAGCATTAGCAATTGTAGCACAATCAGGTTCACAAAAATACGTGACACATTTATTGCATCCAACGGTACCGGTTAATGTTACATCATCTTATTTTGCTGATTCGGTATTAACTACAGACGTAAATGGTAGATTTAATTTAAAATTATCTGGTTCATATAGTGGTACGGTATCATACGCAGAAGGCGCATCAATTTCGGCATCAATCAATGCAACTGATTCTGATTATGTAACAACAATTTTTGGAAAATCTCCAAAAGGACAAACATATCCTGCTTATGTACAATACGAAGCGGCATTTACATCTTCATTGTTAGCCGATTTATCAGCAGTGTCAATGTCATTGGAAACAATTTCAACGTATGCATTTGCACAAGACTATCAAGCAGCAGCAACTCCGTGGATTACTTCACAAAAAATTGGTTCGATTGCAACTAACTTGTTTAAATTGCATTCATTATCACATGGTAACGCAACAAACTATGAATTGAAAGTTGCAATTGCTAACATTAAATCATCAACTGAAGTTAGCGACCCGGACGGATATGCACGTTTTGATGTTATCATTCGTCGAGTTGATACTACAAATATTCCTAATTCAGTGTTCGGATCTGTATCAGACAGCGATATTAACACATCAACATCAGAAGTAATTTCATTTACTAACTGTTGTTTGAATCCAGATTCAGCAGATTACATTGTTAAGAAAATTGGTGATAGATATCAAACAATAGATGATAACAACGTAATTTCGTTGTACGGAGATTATGCAAATACAAATCCATTCGTAAGAATAGAAGTAGATGCAGCAGTACCAAACAAAGCTATTGATAAAACATTGTTCCCATTCGGATTCCGTGCAGTTAATTCGCCAATACCAATGGTAGCTGGAAATGTTAATTTGCCAGCATCTACTTACAAATTAAATCAAATAGTAGGTGGTGCATTTAGTCCATTTGTATATCATGGATTTGATTTTACCGCAGCATCTAACATGAACTACCTAGCTCCAATTCCAACAACAGGTGCAACAGTAGGAAACAATGTTGATTTTTATTTAGGAGATGTATCTCAATCAGCAAATTACAATTATCCAACAGCAGCAACTGCATATTCTGGCTCATTGTCAGCAGCAATTACGGCAGGAACATTTGCAACAAATGTATCAATTAATACGAGAAAATTCATTGTACCAATGCAAGGTGGGTTTGATGGAGCACGTCCAAATTTACCTAAATTTTCCGGAGCAAATATAACTGCTGCAAATACATTTGGATTTGATTGTAGTTCTACATCAGCAACTGGTACTAAATCATATATCAAAGCATTTACGTTGTTAAGCAATACAGATTATTATGATATGAATGTATTGTTAACGCCAGGTGTAGTTGACAGTTTACATAGCGCAGTTACGTCTGAAGCTAGAAATTTATGTAGAGCACGTCAAGATGTATTCTATGTTATGGATTCTAACGCAAAAGGTGATTCTTTGCAAACCGTTGTTACTCAAGTTAGAACAATTGATAACAATTATACAGCAACATATTGGCCATGGGTATCGGTTAACAATCCAGCAGGAAATGGTGGATTATTATGGGTACCACCATCAGTTGTAGTAGGTGGAGCATTAGCAAACAATGATAGATTAGCTGCACAATGGTATGCCCCAGCTGGTTTGAATCGAGGAGGTTTACGTGCGGTAGGTACTGCAGTTAACTTGTCACAAACTCAACGAGATACGTTGTATGAAAACCGCGTTAACCCTATTGCGACATTCCCTAACAATACGATTGTAATTTGGGGTCAAAAGACCTTACAAGCAAGACCAAGTGCATTAGATCGTGTTAATGTTCGTCGTTTATTGATTGAAGTTAAGAAATTTATTGCATCATCAACTCGTTATTTAGTATTTGACCAAAACACAGAAGCTACTCGTAACAAGTTCCTTAACATTGTTAATCCGTATTTAGGTGGAGTAAAACAAAATCAAGGTTTATCTGCATTTAAAGTTGTAATGGATTCAACAAATAATACACCGGATTTAGTTGATAGAAATATATTGTATGGACAATTATTTTTGCAACCAACTAGAACGGCTGAGTTTATTATTTTAGATTTCAATATTCAACCAACGGGTGCAGCGTTTCCTGAATAATAAAATTTAAACCAATCATGTAATTAAGGTGGAACTTCGGTTCTGCCTTTTTTACTTTACGTATATTTATATGTAAAAATATTGAGGATATAATTATGCCATACAATGTAGAGACCGCAAACAGTACCGGTTTAAGTACGTTCACAAATACACCGTCAAATCTTCCAGGTGCAGGATCACCAAATGGTACTGGAGATTACCCAACAACATTAACCGATTACGGTTTAGACACTAATTTTTATGATAAAGCATTTTCATGGGAACCAAAATATCAACATAAATTTGTTTTAGATATTGACGGAATTCCAGCATTTTTAGTTAAAACATCAGCAAAACCTTCATTAACTAATGGAGAAGTTGTTTTAGACCACATCAATGTTAAAAGAAAACTTAAAGGTAAAAGTTCATGGAATAGCATTGCAATCACAATGTATGATGCAATAATGCCATCTGGAGCACAAACTGTCATGGAATGGGTTCGTTTACATCATGAATCTGCTACCGGTAGAGATGGGTATGCATCGATATATAAAAAAGATATTACATTGAACCAATTATCTCCATTAGGTGAAATTATTGAAGAATGGAAAATATACGGAGCTTATTTATCGGAAGTTAATTTCGGTTCATTGGATTGGTCAGCTGAAGATGTAGTAATGATTGACGCTACATTGAATTATGATTGGGCATTGTTAAGCTACTAATAAATTAAGCGATGGGTGGAAGAAATTTCACCCATTTTTCATGTCCGCAATATTTATATAAAAGTTATAAAAGAAAAGGAAGTTTATGCCAGTAACAAATCGTGTAACCGATAAAAATCTAATTGAATTAGCAAAACAACAATACGAAAACAAACAACGTAGCGTCGTGCCATCTGTTATGGTACCATTACCTAGCAACGGACAAGTATATCCAGAAACAAGTCCATTAAGAAAAGGTGTTGTTGAAATGCGGTACATGACTGCATATGATGAAGATATTTTAACTAATTCTACTTATATTAAACAAGGCGTAGTATTAGATAAATTGATAGCTTCATTGGTTTTAGACCCAATTGATATCAATGAATTGATTGTTGCTGATAAAGAGGCAATGATAATTGCAGCACGAGTACATGGTTACGGACCAGAATATCCAGTTACTGTAACGGATTCTACAGTTAATCCACCAAAGCTAGTTCAACGAAACATGAACTTATCTAAATTGCAAGTTAATCCAATGACCATACAATCAAATGCCGCTGGCGAGTTTGATTACATAGCAGAAGGAATTGCAATTAAATTCAAATACATTTCACGTCGCGACATTGAAACTATATCCGATGAACATGCTGTATCAGATTTTTTAAAATTAACAATCAAAGAAGTTAACGGCAAAAGAGACATGCATGATATCGAACATTTTATACGTTATCAAATGACTCCAACGGAATCAAAAACGTTTCGCAAATACATTGCAGATAATTTGCCAAGTATAAAACTCGAAGCTGAATTCCCGGGTGAAACAGGAGGCACCTTTACTGCCGGGTTTCAAATTGGAGGCGACCTTTTTTGGGTTTAAACCTGAACATCAACTAACACTTCATGAAAATTTATTCAATTTGATTTGGTTCGGCGAAGGCCGATGGGATTGGAACACCGTGTATCATATGCCAGTACATATACGTGCATTGTGGACTAGACGCGTCAATCAAATAATAGCAATGCGTAACACACCGGCAGAAACTACGACTACATCCAAAACCAAACTCCCCGGTAAATTCAAATAACTAATATTTATACGTATATGAAACAAGATACCGCATATTATCGCATTGCATTGTTAAAACAACAGGCTAGACATGGACAAACTCCTCCTCAAAATCAATATGTAACGTCAAATCAAGCTACAGAAGCTGAGTTACAACGAATGATGGAGACATTAAAAAATAATGCGGAGGCACTATCAAACTTTGGTCAAAATTATTTTAACGTTGTAACGGCATTAAACAAAGAAAATCTGGCTTTACAGTCTGGTATCAATGCAATTGCTAAAGTATATGATGTGTTCGAGACTTCAATGGTAAACGCTATTAAGTCCGCAACATTTTTAGAGCAACGAAATAAATCATTAAATAAATCATTTGGTATAACATCTATAACAGCCGCGGAATTAGGTGAAAAATACGACGAAATGTCTAAAGTTTTAGAAACCGGCGGTGAAAACGTTAGAAAATATGCACAAGACATAAATAAAATATTGCCTGGTATGTCAAAATTAATAACCGGTGCTGGAAACGCTGCTTATAAACTCAAAGAAAACTTTGGACATCAACTCCTAGGAGTTAATCAATTGTTAACAGAAAATCTAGGATTGACAGGTGATGCTGCAAACAATTATCAACTATACGCAGCAGGTGCGGGGCAAGACAGTGTACAATTATTGAAAACGACACAAGCATGGGCAGCATCATTTGACGCAGCAACAGGAATGGCAGGAACATTTGCAGGTGTTGTATCAGATATCGCAGATTTAGGAGCTGACATTCAAACTCAATACAATAAAATGCCAGGTTCGTTAGAAAAATCTATAGTTAAAGCCAAACTATTAGGAACAACATTCAAGCAAATTGAAGCCATGGCAACTAAAATGTTGAATATCGAAGAATCAGTTGGTGCCGAATTAGAATATCAATTATTAAGTGGCAAACGATTAACTAACGATAAGAATCAAAGCATTACTGAAAATTTACGTATAGCAAAACTCTCCGGAAATGCAGAAGCTCAAGTTAAAGCTATGAATGATTTATTATCGACACAAGGTGATATCTTAGATGGTAATAATTATTATGCTAAAGAACAACTTGCAAATTTAACTGGGTTCACTGTTGCAGAATTAACTCGTCAACGTCAAATTCAAAAATTGATGGAACAAGGCGGTATGGATAAAGCTAAAATTGAAGAATTCATGGACATGGGACAAGAACAATTCATAGTAGCTGCAAAAAAACTTCCAGAAGCTCAACAAGAAATTCTTAAAAAATTAAAAGAAAGCGAAAGTCAAAAAACAACTGACGAATTATATGCTGACATGTTGCAAAGAGAACGCACCGAAGGTATTAACGTGCATATGTTAACGGGCACAACGCAAAAAAATGCAATTGAAAAAGCGCGAACTGAAGCTGAAGGTTCATATCAAGCATCTAAAGATTTCTTAAAACCATTTGGTACCAAAGAAACTGCAACTTTAATTGGTCACTTGCAAGTAATGGGCGATGCAACGCGCGCCACAAACACAGCATTAGACCAATTCGCTGGATATATACCAGTAGTGGGGCAAACATTAAAAGATTTAATCAGTAAAATTGACTCGTATACAACAACATTTCTCGGTAAATCGGCAGGTCCAAGTGTGCCGAATACACCTACTACGCCTGTTATTGACAATGAAGATGCATTGCTAGTCAATGATGCCATGATACAATTTCATCCAGCAGATAAATTTGCAACAGTTTCAGATGGGGCAGCACTTTTAGCTAGCACAGAACGAGGCAAATTAGATTCAGCTGTTAATACATTAACTGGCAATACTGGCAACAGCATGGCTATCGTTGATCCAGCACCAATAGCCGCAGCAATCATGGCATCGTTGCGTAACATGAAAGTTGAAGTAAATTACGATGTAACCGCAGCAGCAAGTGCCGCAAACTTCAAGTTTAATCAAGGAATAAACGGATAACAACATGAGTACTACTAATCAAATAGCCGCAGCTGCATTTCGTAAAAAACAAAGCGAAGATAAAATTTTTTCGAATCGCGATGTTTTGCCACTTAACATTGCTGCTACAATATTTGGTAACGTTGGTACTGCAACAGGCCTTACGCAAATATCGCCAATACTAACCAATTTAATTAATAAAGGCGGGTCAGCCTCTACATATTCAACGTCTCCAATTCGACAAGCATACAACATACCTGGTACCATATACAACGACTTTCGTTCAAGAAAATCCAATGTTGCACTAGGATTATCATTAGATACGAGATATGATGGTGCAAGTGCTATTATGTCTAATGGTGAATTCAATAAACGAGCAGCATTGTATTTAGCAGCATCTAAAACTCCGGGCGGAATATACAACTTATTTAATAGAAATGCACCTGGAAAATTTGGTTATGGTTGGGGAGATCATGGATCACCAAATGCAATTCGCGCAGATTTTACGCTTCGAAGTCAAGTTGCAACGCGTTGGGATAATGCAGAACAATCATGGACGCCGATAACAGCTGTTGCTGCAATACCATTTCGTGGAGACCGAGTTAATGTGATTGATTATAGAAAAGATGTACGACTTGATCAAGCATATGAATGGAGAAAACAAGGTCTCATTAAAGATAAAGGCCCGTTAAGTCTTTTAATAAATAAACTTGATACAACTCAGGATTTCATAAAATTCTTTTTAACTGGACCTAAATTACGACCAGGCGACCCAACTGCAACTGATGAAATAATTGTATTTCGTGCAACCATGGATTCAATTACCGATACATATCAACCATCATGGACTCCAGTAAACATGATTGGACGAGCAGACCCTAATTATCATTATTCATCATATTCACGTGATGTAAGTGTTGATTTTACCGTATATGCAACGGATCGCGATGAAATGAAACCAATATATCGCAAATTGAATGCACTTGCAGGATTTACTGCACCTGACTATTCCGGAAATACAATTGGATTAACGGGGCCATGGATGCGAATAACGATAGGCGATTTATTCAATCAAGTACCGGTTATTATTTCTAGTTTGAGTTACACGTTTGGAGATTCGGAATCGCCATGGGAAATTAACATTGAAGATGATGCAACCATGATGCAAGTTCCATATAAAGTGCAAGTGTCATTATCATTTAGTATTATATCAGATTGGTTACCACAAAAAGGCGGACAATTTTATTCATTGGCAAAACGCCATGATACATTTGGACCAATTCAAGGTAGCGATAACTGGTTAAGTGATAATATGCAACAAAACCAATTAAAAGTACTTCGAACTAATCCAGAATTATTATCATCTATAGCAAATACATTATCAACATTTAACTTTTAATATACTATGAGATACTTAAACAAATTGATTCAAACCGATTCTGAAAAATTGCGCCAACAAACTACGATACTGCCAAACATCGTAGGCATATCTGATACATACATACAAACCATTACGGTTGAACGTTTAGATACATTAGCCGATAGATTTTATGGTGATGCCGCAATGTGGTGGGTAATTGCAGCTGCAAATGGAATTGGAAAAGGAACATTGCGAGTGCCACAAGGTGCAATACTACGCATACCAAATGCCACAAACAATGAAGTTACAACATATACTACAAGAATAAACGCAATACGATGAGTCAAATATTTTATTCCGAAATCGATAAAAACTTGCAAGCAGAATTAGATGCAAGAGCACGTGCTGGAAAAACAGACCGTAGTGAAACGGCACTTCGTTACATGACCGAAAAAATTGCCAATGTAGCAATTACAGCATATGAAGGCAATAAACGAGACAAAAATAAAATAGTTCATACGTTAGGAGGTCGCAACGTGATAGGCGAAGAATATATGCCAGGTGGCCCAAACGGATTTTTAACGGATCGCGTATATACCTTAGGTGAAAGTCGATGGGCGGTACCGCAAGTCGATGTCGATTTTAAACTAATAACTAGTACTATCAACAATAAGATTTTAAAACGAACTACATTGTTGTCGGAAGCAATTACCGACACGGTTGTTAATACATACACTAACACGTCAAAACGCATACCGCCATTTATTACACAAGCTAGCATGGCAATTAATGATAATTCGCGCGCAACTACAAACAAAGTAACAATCAACATAACAATACCAAATCCTGACAGAGATTTGAACTTCATGGAATCCGTTTATGCACGTCCTGGACGTTATTGCATGGTTCAATTCGAACATCCCGATTCCGCATTAATGACATTAAACGTTGCAAACATTAACGGTAAATTGAAACCATCTGCATTGCCAGCACGTGATGTGATTAAAAAAAATTATCCAGAAGCCGAAGCAGAATATGATGAATTGTTAAAAATGAATAAAATGCAATTTGAAGGATTAATAACTGCATTTGAATATACATACAATCAAGATGGCACGGTTACGATGACAATTTATATTCTAGGTACTAGTCAAACATATACTGACTTGTCCATGATCATGCAAACTGCCACTACTACATCTACAACAACTGATAACACTGACGCATTAGTTCGCAATCCAAATACATTTTATAGTGAAATTTACAAAGAAGTTGAATCTCTATATAAACGATCAAACTCCGGACGAACTAATTTTGCTTCCGGAAAAGTAGCCGGCACAGACAAATTATTATATTGGATATGGAACATGAAAACTGAGTCGGGTGCACGAAATAATTACATTAATCTTAATTATCTTATTGATTTTCTTAATAAAAAAATATTAACTAAAATAAACAATATTGTAGAATCACCTACAATATATTCGGATACGAACGCCAATTGCTATAGTAATTTTTATCCAGGTTTAGTCTCTGCAGATCCTGATAACATACTAATATTGTCAGAACGAGATAAAACATATACATCTGACAGTTACGGAGAAATTAATAATAAACCTAAATTTTGGACAAAGGAAAAATTAAGCGATGAATATTCATTTTATACTAAAGAAACAAACTCGGTAGGCCGAACCGGAATGATTTTCATAAACTTAGAAATAATCAATCAAATTTCAACAGAATTAAAGAACAAACCAGATGAATTTACAGTTGGTAAATTTTTAGTTGAAATTGGCAATAAAATTAATCGAGAAACGGCTGGTGCAATTGCTTTAAAATTAATAACAGATCCTGAAGACTTGCAAGTTTTGTATTACCGAGATATAAATTGGATTAAATCTATTAAAAATACGCAACCGAAACCGTATTTACTTCCAATGTTTGCATCAGATCCGCGTGGAACCGTCGTGCGAGATTTTAAACTGTCCGCGAAACTACCAAGTCAGGTTCAAAGTTTAATGTACGCAATTAATAGCACAGACAAAGTTTCGGAAAGCGATTTAGCGCCATATATTAATTTCATGTATAATAATGGAACATCTACGCGAACTCCAACAACGGTATTAGTTGATGGTAAAGAAGTTATTGTGGATGAATTAACAACATATGGTGCCAACAAAGAAACAACTGAAAAATTAGCACGCCAATATGCGGATTTACACGATAAATATTACAACGAATTACTTACGGCAAGAGAAACATACGGCAAAGATCCGACATCTAGCGAAAAACGAAGCACGTTGCAAACGGCATTAAAAAAATATTTACAATATCCATTTCCTACGATTAAACAAACCAATCAAGTAGCAGCCCCAACATTTCCGATTGAAGCTGAGTTTACTATTGATGGTATCAATGGTTTACGTTATGGAGATATATTGGATTTTCCTGGAATACCTGCAAAATATCGAACTAATAGCACGTTTACTATTAAAGGTATAACACATACCATATCCACAGCAGGAGAATGGACTACACAAGTAAGTTGTTTAATGCGTCCAAAATTTGATTGATATGAGCAGAATAAAATTAAAATACAATGAATCCGAAATCCAAAACAATTTGTATACGTTTGGTGCGGAATGGCAAACTGCAGACAAACAAGAATACAAAGGATTGTATCATCGTTATACTGTAACTCAAGAAACATATACAGGTGCAACATGGAATGAATCTACATCTCAACCATTGTATGTTCTAGTACAAGAACCCGAGTCAGTTGCTACGTATAATGATATACGCAAACAAAGTAAACCTAATTACAATTCAATTCGGTCAACGCAACCAATCATAACAGCACTAGACATTGCTAACAAATTCATTACTAGATATTTTTTAAAAAAAGTCAATGAACCGGCATATTTTGAAATTTCACAAAAACAATATGTTAATTACAACAATGAACTAGATATAAATTTATATACGGCTGCATCATGTAAATGGTATATTGCCGGAGAAACTGAAACTGTGTATCAACCCATATACAAGCCAGGAGTTGTTGAATTAAATACCAATGCCATAACGCAATTGCAAACAACTTTGCCAGGAATTTCTCAGATATTAACAAATCCATTGCAATATTATACTGATACTGATTTTGTTGTTCCACGTGACATAAATCTTGGATAATTGAATTTTTTTTCATATAATTGTAGTATGATACTGGATCATGAACAAGACGTACGCAACATATTGAATCGAATACATGAGTACAAGACATTGTTAGTTCCAATACTTGCAAGTCCTGTGATGCATGCATCTCAAACTCAATTGATTGCAATTTATATTTTTCTAGATTCAGATGAAGAATATTTAATTCCAATACGGCATACGGAACAATTACGGGGCTTTCCAGAACTTGTCCCGGAGTTTTTAGAATTACGCAATATATTTATCCATGACAAGAAGCAATGGCTTCATATGGGAGGAAACACCGAGGTTTGGGATATTAAAACGTTGTGGTGGTATACATACGGAGAAGCCTATGATGAATCGCATTATCCAACTGCAGCCCATCGTTTTTATTGGAGACGGCATGTTGCTTTGGAACATATTAATGCAATTGTTCCATTGCAAAAACATTTAGAGATGTGTCAAAAGATCCGGCACTATGCTTGGCCAATGTGTATCAATGCAAAAATGACTGATTCATACAACCAATTCAATGAAACTTATCCACAAGTTTTTGCTAAATTAGAATCTGCCGGATTAGCAGTTACCGATATATTTCGAATGCCAGAATTGATTACGCAAAACAAAGTGTATACGCAGTATAATTATCATACATTAACGGGTCGACCTAGCAATGCGTTTAGAGGTTTCAATTTTGCAGCAATGAACAAAGAAGATGGAACTCGTAGTGCATTTTGTAGTCGTTTTGATAATGGGGCATTGGTGGAAATGGATTTCGATTCATACCACGTTAGATTGATTGCCAGATTAGTGCAATACGAATTGCCGACATCATCAATACATGATTATTTAGGACGATTTTATTTTGGTGTAATGGAATTATCAGACACGCAACGTGAAGAAAGCAAATCTATAACATTCCGGCTACTTTACGGTGGAATTGATTCTGAATTTTTAACTATTCCATTTTTTAAACTAGTTAATGATTTTATATACAAGTTATGGGCAACATGGAAATCTAAACATTACATTGAAACCCCTATAATTAAACGACGATTAACGGCAGATACTTTGAAAAACATGACAGCAAACAAGCTATTCAATTACTATTTGCAAGCAGTAGAAACCGAAGTATCTGTACAAAAGCTACGGCAAGTGCAAGATGTGTTAAATGGTCATCAAAGTTGCATGGTGTTATATACATATGACTCTGTATTGTTTGATATTGAATTTTCCGAAGCAAAGGTGTTATTACCAACCATTAAACATGTATTAGAACAAGGCAATTTTCCGGTTAAAATTAAAGCGGGCAATAATTATAATAAAATGAATATTATTACAATATGAATATAGATTTAATTTTAACGGAGTGGTGTTACAGACTACCAAAAGGATATCCTACGACAGCAAAGGATTATGAGGTATTGTATCATGTTATTCTCGAAGTAGCAAACATATCAAATGACGAAGCACGTCGAATTGTTGAACGTGCACAAGGCAATGTAAAAGAATTGATTGCCGAATCGATTCAGTTTGATTCCATAGAAAATCAAATGTTAACTAGTGCAATTGGTGAAGCTGGCAAATCGGAACAATTTGCAACATTTTTACGATTACTACCAACAGAAGCAGATGGCATTACATTGAATTTTTTAAATAGCATGCAACAAGAACAATGCATCGAATTTGCAAACATGTTGTATTCACAAAATGGTATTTCAGAAGATGCATTGAATCAAATCAACATTCGTAGCGGTTTAGCACATGATTTATTTAGATTGGAACCAAAAGGATTAGGAAAAGGCGAAATTTTCTTGGCTACGTTAATTGATGGCTCGCAAATAAACGGAGGTGGTTCTTCCTTCGACATGACAGCTAACGGACAACCATACGAAATCAAAGATTATACGGGTGGAAAAGGCAATGCAAAATCAATTCGTTTGGGAACAAAAGGAAGTGTTACCAGATTCAAATTTTGGGATGAAATTGTAACTACATTGAAACGCATAGATCAATTACGCGGAACAGTAGAAAATCCAAAATATGATTTCCATAAATATTTCGACCAACCGTTACTTGATGCAATTGCATATTTAGATGACCGCCGTGCATTTATTTTAGCCGGCAATTTAAACATGAAAGATAAAGGCTATTTAATGCAATTTTATCGCGAAGCAAATGCATTGAATTCCGACATTCAAGGATATACCAATGTTATACTTCGTGGACCAAATGCAACACCGGTAGAAATGTCAATTGAACCATTGAAAAAAAATCCGGATGGATCATTAGTTATTAAACCAATTGAAGATGGTAGCCGAGATATAACATATATTAATGCAGAATTGCGACGTTTAAAATACGTTAGAAATCCTGATGCATTGGATACGGATTTGCAAGAAGCTGTAGATTCTATTGTTGCTGGAGATTTGCAATTCATTGTATTCAGAAAAGATCGTATACGAGTTACCAATGATTTCCGTTATGTAGTAATAGATGCCGGCAAAATTCGTATTATTGAAAAAGCAATTGGTGCAGATAAAATTGATTTAACCGACACCGACATAACCGAGGAATATGAATTTTGAAAACACAATTATTGTGCACTTTTGCACATAAATCAGATTTAAACATAGTTGTAGATTACGTACAACAAAATTACATAATACCAGAACGCAGAATATTTGTATTTGCTAATGCAGATGCAACGGATAATTTGTATTGCACATATAATGCAGATGTTGGTACACAACGCGGACAGAATACTATTAGCATACATCGTAAAAAAGAGACAAACACATTGTATACAGTAAATGCTTTGAATGAGATAATCTTGGCAGTAAACAACGGCGTGTTAGATAAATCTTACCAACTGGATTGGACGATGTATCATAATTCATTTATATTAACTGAAGATTCAGGATACCGGGTAATTGACCTTGTATTTTTCAAGAAAATTTCTTGGAAGTAATATTTATTTATATAAGGAACCGCAATGATTAAATTAAAAAACTTTCTTAAAGAACAAGAATACAAAGCATCAGCAACGAGCCCATTATCAGATTCTGAAAAGAAAGTATACCAGCATATTTTAAATGCAATAGCTGAACTTACCACCATGACAGCTGATGATGTTGATGACATTACAGAACAACCTGGTAAACAACAAATGTATAATCGTCAAATTCTTCCAATTATCAAAGCAATTGAAAAACTTGCCGATGATATTGAAAATGACGGATATTAAAAAAAAACAAAAAAACTTAACAATTAACTTTGAATTATCGCATTTATTAATTATAATTAATAAGTAAACAAGTATATATTAACAAATTAACAAAAGGAAGACTTATGGCGTTAGATTTAACAGCAATTAAGGCAAAACTAAATCAGTTAAACAAAGCTGATGACAAAAAACAAAATTTGTGGAAACCTGAATCAGGCAAAACAAGAATCCGAATCGTACCTTACGTACACAGAAAAGAAAATCCGTTCTTAGAATTGTATTTTCATTATGACATTGCAAAACGTTCAATGTTATCTCCAATCACATTTGGAAACCCAGATCCAATCGTTGAATTCGCAGACAAACTTAAGAAAACTGGCGACAAAGATGAGTGGTTAATGGGTCGTAAAATCGAACCGAAAATGAGAACTTATGTTCCTGTAATCGTTCGTGGAAAAGAATCAGAAGGAGTTAAATTCTGGGGATTCGGAAAACAAATCTACACTGAATTATTATCAATTATTTCAGATCCAGATTACGGTGATATTACCGACTTAATGAATGGTCGTGATATCGATGTAGAATTTACTCCAGCAGAAGGAGCAAATTATCCTAAAACATCAATTCGTGTTAAACCTAACACACAACCGGCAACCGAAGACAAAGAGATTGCACAAAAAATTATGAATCAGCCACAAATCACTGATTTATTCCCGGAGCCAACGTATGACGAATTGGAAAAAGCATTAACAGAATGGATGAATCCAGAAAATGCTGATTCTGATGTAAGTTCAACCGAAGATGAAGATGAAGATGATGCACCAACAACGGCACCAGCAAAAACTTCAAAAGCAACTGCACCAGCTGCAACTAAAGTAGAAGACGTTTCTGCTGCATTTAATGATTTATTCAAGTAAGGAGTTATAAATGGCTAAAACAAAAAGTAAGTCAGAACTGGAAGACAGTTTAGCAAACACGTTAGCAGATAGTATCAACAAACAATTTAAAGGTCAAGCACTTAAAACTGCATTCTTTTTAGATGGGGATGATGATTCTCCTAGCAACGTTAAAGAATGGATTTCATCAGGATGCGACTCACTTGATTTAGCAATCTCAAACCGCCCTAATGGAGGATTTCCTGTCGGGCGGATTACTGAAATTACCGGTTTAGAAGCATCGGGTAAATCATTGCTAGCGTCACATACCTTAGCAGAAACGCAGAAAAAAGGTGGATTGGCAGTTTATATTGATACTGAAGCTGCAACTAGTTCTGAATTTTTGACAGCAATTGGAGTTGATTTAAAAACCATGTTGTATGTTCCAATGGAAACGGTTGAAGAAATATTTGAAACAATCGAAACAATTGTAGAACAAGTACGTAAATCAGACAAAGATCGTTTAGTTACGATTATTGTGGATTCAATCATGGGTGCATCGACAAAAATAGAAATGTCAGCTGAATACGATAAAGATGGGTATGCAACATCAAAATCAATTATCTTATCCAAAGCAATGCGTAAAGTAACCAATTGGATTGCAAGAGAAAGAATTTGTTTGATATTTACCAATCAGCTTCGTACAAAAATGGGAGTTTCATTTGGAGACCAATGGACAACTGCGGGTGGTAAAGCAATTCCATTCCACGCATCGGTTAGATTGCGTCTTAAAAACACCGGAATGATTAAAGCAAAAATTAATGGCGTTGAACAAGTAGTAGGAAGTAAAACCGAAGTTCAAGTTGTTAAAAATCGAATGGGACCGCCACATAGAAAAGTAAATTACGAAATCTATTATGATAGCGGAATTGACAATTATGGAGGTTGGTTAGAAACAATGAAGAAATTTGACTTAGTTAAACAATCTGGAGCACATTATACATTGGAAGATGTAGATATTGAAACTGGGGTTGTTCATGGCGAAGTTAAATTTCAATCAAAAAACTTTATGGAAAAGGTGATAGAACACCCGGAAATTAAAGAACGGTTATATCAGAGAATTTGCGATGCGTATATTTTCAAATATCAAGCAGGAATCGATGGCGGAATTGATGATGTAATTATCACCGATGAAGTTTACGACGAAGAAGGATAATGAATAAGTATCAAAAATTGTTTAAAGAGTTACAAAAAGAAAAGCTTTCAAGTCCGTCAAACGTCGATGATCATATCATGTTGGTTGACGGCTTGAATACTTTTATTCGTAGCTTTGGCGCCACGCCTAGTTATAACGAGGATGGTGACCACATCGGAGGAATATCCGGATTTTTATATTCTGTTGGAAAAACTGTGCGTGATTTTCGCCCAACTCGATTGATTATCGTATTTGATGGTAAAGGTGGATCTGCAAAACGCAAAAAAATATACGGTGATTACAAAGGCAATAGAGCCAATAAAACTAAATTGCGAAGACACGATCATCACGAAACTACATTGGAACAAGAACAAGAATCAATGCGACATCAATTTAGTCGGTTGATTTCATACTTAGATAATTTGCCAATTACATTTATATCAATGGATGGAATTGAAGCAGACGATACAATTGCATACGTTGCTGACATGTATCAAGATGTTTGCAAAAAAATGACAATTGTATCAACGGATCGCGATTTTTATCAATTAATAAGTCCTGCTATACAAGTATGGTCACCTATTAAAAAGAAAATGTATGATGAAGCGGCATTGTTAGAAGAATTTGGAGTACACCCAATGAACTATGTTGTGTATCGAACATTTACAGGCGATGCATCAGATAATATTCCAGGTGTCGATGGTTTTGGTCCAAAAACTATATTGAAAACGTTTCCGGAACTTGCTAGCACCAAAGAATTTACATTGGATGATTTACGCAATAAATGTAATTTATTAACGGAGTCGAAAAATCATCAAAAAGTACTAGCAAATTACGATGTAATTGATAAAAATTATCGTTTAATGAATATTAAATTGTTAGATATTCCAGCGCAAACGGCAACAAAAATTCGAGGCATTGTAGGACAACCTATACCAGAACTTAATCGCAGTGAATTTCAAAGACTGTTTTATGAAGATAAAATGTGGTCTGTAATGAAAAATTTACCAGAGTGGTTAACTAATACATGGTTATCATTAAACGCTTTTGCAAAACAAACACAAATTTAATTTGGTTTTAAACATATTTTAATTATATTGGTTATATGACAGATAAATTATCGGAATACGGCTACGGCTTTCAAGTAAAAGTTTTAGCTGCAATGTTTACGGACAGAGCATTCCTACAACAAATAGCAGATATAATACAAGCAGACTATTTTGAATCAGATGCAAATAGTTGGTTATTGGAAATCATTCTTACTCACTTCAGAGAATACAAAACACCTCCTTCAAAAGACGTACTTAAGGTTAAAATTACTGAAATTGATAATGACATATTAAAGACGGCAATCTTAGAACAATTAAAGGAAGTATTCCGCTACATGGAATCCGATGACCTTTCTTTTGTGAAAGATGAAATTCTTAAATTTTGTAAGAATCAAGAAATTAAGCGTGCAATTATGGATTCGGTAGGTTTACTTAAAATGGGTAACTACGATGAGATAAAAACTAAGATTGATGGGGCTATGAAAGCTGGTGCTGACACCAATATTGGTTTGGATTACAAAGCAAATATTTCAGCACGATATGCGGAGGCGTCGCGACATACCATTACAACGGGATGGGACGTAGTAGATGATTTAATGGACGGCGGTTTAGCTCCAGGTGAATTAGGAGTAGTAATGGCACCTGCAGGTATTGGTAAATCGTGGATGCTTATTAATATTGGTGCAAATGCAATTAAAGCCGGACATACCGTTATACATTATACATTGGAGCTCAATGAAAATTATGTCGGACAACGATATGACTCGGTATTAACGGGTATCAATGCACAAACCTTGAAACATCATCAAGACACGGTGCAAGAGAAAATGGATTCATTGCGTGGCGATTTAATTGTAAAATATTTTCCAACAAAATCAGTCGGTGTATTAGGATTAAAAGCACATTTTGAAAAAACCATAATGATGGGTAAAACGCCAAAATTAGTTATTGTAGATTACGGCGATTTATTAAAAATTAATGCTAAAAAAGACAAACATGAAGCACTTGAAGAATTATATGAAGAATTACGCGGAATGGCAGGAGAGTACGATATCCCTATTTGGACCGCTTCACAAGCAGGTAGATCTGCTTTGGAGGAAGATGTTATCGAAGCTGACAAAATAGCATCTTCATATGGTAAAGTAATGGTTGCGGATTTCTTAATGTCACTTTCTAGAAAAGTTGAAGATAAAATGTCAGGTACAGGACGTGGACATGTTATTAAGAATCGTTTCGGACCAGATGGAATTACGCTTCCAAGTAAAATTAATACTAATAATGGGCAATTCCAATTCTTTGAACCACAAACAACTCAAGGCAAGCAAACAACCCAAACAATGAAAACTGGCGAGAATTTAATTAAGAAAAATTTAGCTCAAAAATTCAAAGATTTGGGTGGAAGTTTAGGTTAAAACTATATTTATATAAAATTAGGTTCGGAAGTAATTCCGGCCTTTTTTTATCTAAAAACAATTTATAAATTTATTAAAACAAGATTATACACATGGAAATTTCCAACAAAATTTTAAGCGAGATTACTGTATACATGAAGTATGCAAAATATCTTCCGGAACTCAATCGTCGAGAAACATGGGAAGAATTAGTTACAAGAAACAAGCAAATGCACATTAAAAAATATCCGGAACTAGAAACGGAAATTGAATCTGCATATCGTTTTGTTTATGATAAAAAAGTATTGCCATCGATGCGTAGCTTGCAATTCGGAGGAAAACCAATTGAAATTTCGCCTAATAGAATTTATAATTGTGCATATTTACCAATTGATGACCACAGAGCATTTGGTGAAGCAATGTTCCTTTTATTAGGTGGAACTGGAGTAGGTTATTCGGTTCAAAAACATCATGTTGAACAATTACCAGAAATACACAAACCAAATCCTAAAAAGAATCGTCGATACTTGATTGCAGATTCAATTGAAGGTTGGGCAGATGCTGTTAAAGTACTCGTTAAATCATATTTCACAGGAGGTTCATCATTTACTTTTGATTTTTCCGACATTCGTCAAAAAGGAGCAAGATTGGTTACATCGGGAGGAAAAGCTCCAGGACCGCAGCCTTTAAAAGAATGTTTGATTAAATTACAAGGTATTTTGGATGCAAAAGAAGATGGCGATAAACTATCTCCAATCGAAGTACATGATATGGTATGCCATGTTGCTGATGCAGTGTTAGCAGGTGGTATTCGTAGAGCAGCATTGATTAGTTTGTTCTCTGCAGACGATGAAGAAATGATTGCATGTAAATCAGGAAATTGGTGGGAAACAAATCCACAAAGAGGTCGTGCAAATAACTCCGCAACATTGATGCGCCATAAACTTACCAAAGAATTCTTTATGGATTTATGGAAACGTGTTGAATTATCTGGAGCTGGAGAACCTGGAATTTATTTGACAAATGATAAAGATTGGGGAACTAATCCATGTTGTGAAATTGCATTACGTCCTTTCCAATTCTGTAATTTATGCGAAGTAAATGCATCTGATATTGAATCACAAGAAGATTTAGAAGCACGAGTTCGCGCAGCTGCATTTATTGGTACGCTTCAAGCAGGATATACTAGTTTCCATTATCTACGTCCAATTTGGCAAAGAACCACTGAAAAAGATGCATTAATTGGTGTATCAATGACAGGTATTGGATCTGGCACCGTATTAGGCTATGATATGAAATCCGCAGCAAAAGCAGTTAAAGAAGAAAATGCAAGAGTAGCAGAATTAATCGGAATTAATCGTTCAGCACGTACTACAACGGTTAAACCAGCAGGAACAACATCATTAGCATTAGGAACGAGTTCAGGAATACACGCATGGCACAATGATTATTATATTCGTCGTATCCGTGTAGGAAAAAATGAAGCAATTTATTCATATTTAGCAACAAACCATCCGGAATTGATTGAAGATGAATATTTCCGTCCACACGATACTGCAGTTATTTCAATTCCACAAAAAGCACCAGAAGGCGCAATTATGCGTTTTGAATCTCCTTTCCAATTATTGGACCGTAT